GTGGAAGAGGCGGAAACAATATCTTCAGAACACTTGGTTTAATTAGCGCAAACAGCGATGACGACATGCCTGGGTTTGATGAAGTTTCTTTTAGAGCTCAAACATATATGAGAACTGTTTGGGATCTTTTCCAAACATGCGCTAGATTACTTCCTAATTACATAGTTGCGGTGAGACCATTCGAAGATAGATCAACTGTTTTCTACGGCAAACCACACTGGCTTTACACTTCAGGCGTAGTGCCAATCACAACTGGATATCCTGGCGATGAAAAAGCAGCCGAACTAGGAATAATACCTCCGCAAATAAATGATCCAGATTTTGATTTGATGACAATCATAACGGACATAAACAAAAACATAAATCCATACGCAGATGCCGAAGCCTTCTTAAGGGGTACTGAACCATTGGAAGCATTAAACGGTCTTGCAACATCACAAAAAAATGCAGAAGGAATTTTTAATGCGGCGGGTTATTTGAGGGAACAAGGAATATTAATTAATTTTAATGATAAAGATTTTCAAGAGATAGCAGACGCAAAAGGAAATATAATTGCAAAACTTCCTACATCAAAAGGAAAAGTAACAATAGGATTTCACTTACCTGTGGGCAATAATGTCGAGATCGTAACTGATTTAACTGGTTCCTCACACGCGCAGATTCAACAGCTTCCAAGTAGATTCAGGTATCCATTTTTTACCGCAAGAAACAATGACGATAAAACTCTAGATACCTATGCTTTTCAGTACAACATTGCTAAGACCGGAGCAGGCAATACAAACACTGGGCAGAATACTTCTGGTAGTGATTCATTTATTCTGAATAGGGTTGATAATATATATGGACAAGAATTTAAAGATTTTTTAATATATGACATAGACTATCAAACAGAAAAGGGTCTTTCTGGTTCTCAGATTGTAGAGTTATTAAATAATCCTATTGATTTTTCTTTGAATGGTTTTATCCCGGAAACAATTGCAAACCAACAATCACTATCAATAACGATGCCTTTCCCTGAGCCAGCTTTAAACAGTCAAAATTCATCAGATATATTAGAACTTAGTCCAGAGTTAAATGGAAGTAGGCCGTTCTCCTATAGCGAGTGGCAACCACCAAAAACAAATCTAGAAGAGCAATTTTATATAGCCATGAGATGGCCTTACAACGTTGCAGTGTCAGATGAAAATTTGGTTAAGAAATTTAAAAAATGGTATTTTGATAATGACAGCGCATCTTTGTATGGTGAAGCTAAAGACTATCAGAATATGCACGTACTTGTGTATAATCCTTCCGCTAATAATGGACAAGGTGCAGCCGTAGTTTGTAAGCCAGCCTACTTTCTTTGGGGCAAAAATGAAACAGTAGATATTAAACTCGCAAATGCTAATGGAAGCGATGCAATTAATCTAGAGCAAACAGAAATAGATGCCGTAGTTTCTCCAGACGCAGCTTATTACTTAGACGTTTTAACTGTTAATAAACTTTCTGTTAAAAGAGACGAACCAGGCAAAGACGCATGGAGATATGAAGATAAGGGGTACGCACCGGTACCGGATATAGAAGAATGTTATTTTGCATTTGTTCCAAATACAGTTCCACTTGGTGTGGCCTTTAGTTCTGTAGTGCCAATTAAAAATTTCAAAATTAAAAAATCTACTAATAATGGACCTGCGCTTGAACCATTTAATCCTGGTGCAACTGAGGCTCCTACAGAAGATTCAGTTGTAATTGGGTTTGGTCCTTGGACAGCGGGGACAGATGGTGGAGACTTGTACGCTATCTTAAAAAACCCAAACCTAGAAGCAATTAGACAGTATGTTCCAGAAAATGCAGCCGATACAGGTGACGCTAATTATGCACGCGGTGGAAATTTTAAAAGCTATTATGATCTGATAAGAAAACCAGTTGATGATGCAAGTAGAGGAAATTTAAATGATTTACTGTATGGAATAAATATTCTTAAAAGCGAAAAATCAGATAAGGATTATAGTTCTTCTGGAAGAATAGAGTTCCCATCAGTTTATTCTCTTCAAGATAGTACTTCAATTGAGTCAAGAAAATTCTACGATGAAGATTATGATTTGAACACAACAGTTATAGCTGGAAATGGAAGAACTTTAGCTCAAGCTCAGCAAATATGGGACCAGTTCCGCTATGGTTATCATACATACGAATCAGTTAAAGACATTTTTGAAGAAACATATTTAATGAATTGGGATGATACGACTCCATTCACTGGCGAAATACAAAAGATTTTTAGTGGCAAGCAACTGCCAGATGATTTTGGAACCTATAATAAATTTAATGTTACGGGCAGCAGCGCTTTAGATGAATTTAGTTTATTGTTTGGAGATAAGCCGACTTCATCACAGGCAGATGCAATAGAGTTTGCAAGAAAAAATTTCATAGATGCACCTATAGCTGATGGTGGTTTAATAGAATATTTTAATGCACTTAGCATAGAAAAAATAGCACTTTTAAAATCAAACTTATTTGATCCAGTCCAAATGGGCAATATATATGGCGAAACGTTAACTGAAGCAGACCTAGGTTCTGTAATAAGAAACCCTCAAGATTTATTCTATTATCTTGTTGGTCTATTCAGACAGGCTATGTGGAACGACGCCTACGCAAGAGCTTGGTTGGTTCTTAAGCCAGATAGAAGAATAAATTATGGCAATTCTCCTACAGATGAAACCTGGTCATTCAAACCTGTTGATAAAATATTCCAAGCTTTTATTTTTCCAGGGAACACCTATGCTAAAGATAAAACTAAATTCCTTCAACTTCTTTTTAAGAACAAGAGTGAGGGAAATAGTACAACTAACTTAGCCAGTAGAACTTTAAGTAGTTTAGGCGATTTTTATGATAAGAGTATTGGTCAGATATTTAATGCTGTCACCGACAGCTTATCTGCGTTGTTCAACGTGTTCAGACTCAACATGCTTCAAACTGGGTATGGGCTTTCTCAGAGTACAGTGCTTGCAAGACAGGCAAATATTCTGAATAAAGCTTTAAACGATTCTATATATTATCAGTTGGGAAGACCAGGTTCTTTGTTAAGGGCTGTAGATAATCCGTTTACAAGAGAATACGCAGAACCGGTAGTAGAAATTAGAGAGCCATTCCAAAGAATACATTATCTAAGTTCTTTCTCTCATATATTATCAAATCAAATCCAAGAAAATTCTGGAGTTGCCACGACAATAACAGCGGTATCCGATGGCAAGTACCCAGTAACTGTATCTTTAGATAAGGGTGCGCCAGCTGATAGGCAAGTTGAGAATACTGTAGAGACTGGTATCTACTTTGACAACGTAGTCGGCAGTGGATTTTTTGGGTTCTTACACCCGTTGCTACATCCTTTTGAAACTGGAAGAGGAATATCTAAAAACGTAACTGGAGCACCAGATGAGTTAAGTGCGAAAAGAGTTGCGCTCAGTCACCTAAGAGAATCCGTAAAAGATATATACAGCGGAGAAATAATTATATTAGGTAACGCAGACATAAGGCCTCATGACTTAGTTTACCTTGCTGATATATATGAAAGAATGTACGGTATGTTTGAAGTAGAACAAGTCGTACATCACTTTACTTCAGAGCTTGGTTTCGTAACTTCGATAACCCCAAACGCCCTAGTAACTGTTAATGACCCAGCAAGATGGTTTATGACTTCCTGGTTGCATTCTTGGATGAATGTCCAAACAGTAAGAAATGATACTAGAATATATCTAGATTCATTAAGAGCTGGCAATACTGGTATAACTATGGGCGGAGAAATATCTTTAGATGCTCTGGGTAATTCATTAACTCCACAATTAATAGGTGGCATGCAATTTACTGGTGGATCTTCAGCTTTGATAAAAGACGTTGTGGCTAACGTCACTGCTTCTGGTTTTACAAATTCTGGTCTATCAGAATCAATAAAAGCACAAGCCGCCAAGAATGGGAATAATGGTCAAGTAGATGGTGCAGCTATTGCTGGAGTAATATCTGGAACAGCTGGCTTGGCAGTAGCTGTCGGTTCAGCTGGTTACGGTGTTGCGGCGGGTGCAGCAGCAGTATCGGCTGGAACAATTGCTGGAGTTGGTGCGGCCCCGATCATAGCTACAGCTGGCATGTTGTTGGGTCCTTTAGCCTGGAAGGCTTGGAAGTGGGTTAGAAACAATTTGTTAGATCAGCACGGATGCTATGTACAGTATCTAACAAGAAACGGCCAACCAATGGAAGCTGGCCTTTCTTATAACCAGGGCATGGTCGTGGGAAGGTATCACTCTATAAGCTTACTGCCAGGAATACTTGGTGTAAGAACAAAAACTCGTTCAGCAGATGGTTACGAATATATTAGAACCAACGATTTGATGAAGAGTCTTGGTTGGAGTGAAATAGAAACAGCAAATTTTGTTAGATACGCTAGCTATGAAAATGCACTAGTCCACGCACAAGTCCTGGGCTTAGCTGGTCTTGGTCCAGATAAAACTGGTTTTGAACCATTCTTTAAGGTTTTGTGCACCTTGGATAAGGGAACTGGATTGGGTGGTTCGGGTGTAACTGACGGCGACACAATACATGTTAAAGATGTATTGAATCCTAATGTTAAATTTACACTTCGTTTAGATGGAATAAACGTTTCCGAAAAAGTCCAAGTAGGATTCACAGAAACCTCTAAGAATGGTTATGTAATAGGAAAAAATATAAGATTAATAAATGGCAAATATTACGCTACATTAGTCACTGGTGGTTACGACTACGATACCCAAGATGAAATAGTAAAAGATGCTTTTGGATACCCTATTCCTAAGCCAATAGAAAATAATTTAATTCCAGCTAGAATGATTAATAATCAAGTTGCTTTTGGGGATAATATAACAGTAAGGAATTTAGGCTATCCATTCGATGGAACATTTAATGTCTTATCGTCTGTTGTAGTTGATCCAAATTTCAATTCAAATATAGTTAATTACGTAACATATGAGTTAAATCCAAATCAATCATCGATAGATTTATATGGCCCAGTACAAAATTATTATGATAGCAATTTACAAAATACTATAACTCCAATAGACAACAAGTTAATATTTGATTTGAATAACGAAAAACAAATAAAATATAGTTCTGAACCTATTGAAAATGATTTAGTAATTCAAGACTTTGGTAGTCCGGGAATGGTCGCAACAGAATTTGTAAAAACTGTCTTGGAGAATAAAACATTTGTTGTCAGGATTAAACAGTCAAGAACTGCTCCAAATAAATTTGAAAATGAAAACGATTTTGAACCAAATGGTAATGACAATAGAATTAAGTTCTTAAAAGAAAGATACCAAAGAACTCTGGGAACAGTCTTCTACAGCGTGCCATCTGGAGCTATGGAGAAATACAAAAATACTGTATTTACTTTTATGAAAAATTACGACTTTAACTCTGACCTAATTAGGGCTAAATTTAAAGATGAATTTTTTGATTCAAAAGAACCATTCTATATTAATTTCCCATACATATTTAGCACTGCATATGAATTGAACAATAGATTTGACTGGAACAATAACGACTATACAGAAATGTTATCTGAGGGTCAGCCAAGGGGCGAAGAAAGAGTGAGAACATTCTACGCTTTGATAGAGGTTCTTAAGCTCTATGAGCTTTACGGCAACGCATCAAAGTGGCCAATTATGTTGTGGGATGAGTACTATGAAGATGGAACTCCAGTAACTCTTAACTGGGAATTAATTACTAGAAATTACGGAACAACAGTTTATACAAAAGATTTATTAACTGAGTCAGAATCAGTTATAACTAGTTCTGAACAAATGATAACAAAGGGTAAATAAAATGTCTTATTTTGATATATCTATTGACAGTTTGCAAAATTCAGAAACTTTTGCAAATGCAATAGCTGATAACATAGTCCCCAAAAATGGCAAAAACATAATAGGAACAACTACAGCCCAAAGAGGTTATTCTGGTCAAACTTTAAGTTCAACTGATTTAGTTTCAGCGGCAAGCGGTAAAGATCTTTTGGCCAGCGGGGTTTATGCAAATATGTATAGATTAAATATGACTAGAGAAAGTCTTTCAAGTTTAAGTAGTTCTATATTAGGTTCTGAAGATTCTGACTTACAGATACCATCTGCAAATCAAGTCGACGCTGATGGAAACCCAATTATAAAAAAGGGATCAGAAGCAGCACTGAGTATAATCGCTTCAAGTAGTTTAGGCAGAAGTTACAATGCAGGTATTATCCCAGATTTCCAAAATTTGCTAGAAAGCAAGTACAGGCAAAATGATTCTGAGGGTGGTCATTCTGGGGAGAACGGACCACCAACAACAGAGGCAGTTAGCGCAGGCTACATGCCCATAGCATTAGCGTCAAATCTGACAGAACAAGAAATCAAATACTATATTTCAAGAGGAAGTATATTAAAATCTTCAGCTAGCATAAATGATTCCGGAGTATTAACTCAGGGTTTTCAATTTGATATAACAGATAGTCTTGTTGACATAACTTATAACTCAACAACAATATTTCCTGGCATAGAAGGATCTGGCAAGATTCAAACAGTGCCAGAAGATATAATAAAAGCAAAACCTCAAAAAGCTTTTATTTCAGCAGCTTTGACCGAATGTTTGTTGTATTTAGCAAGCGATACTGGTGGAGAATCTTTGAAAATAATTGGTGGGTTTGGAGCGTTTAGAGCTTCAGGTTCATCTGACCAGGGAGCAAACTTAACTGAATTAGTTTCAGGAAACAGTATAACCGATCACGCATTTGGTAGAGCTTTTGATTTTAGTTCTATAACAACATCTGGTCAAACAGTCAGGCCGTTAGCTTCTGGAGTTGAAGCCTATAAGGTCCATTTTGAAAACTTGCTACTTAAGTTGAGCACTGCCCCGCAGCACATACTGCCAGACTTTATAATGGTGAACAGTTGGGTCGGGCAAGACTATGCTAATGGGAAAACAAATGGAACTATAAGTAAATTATCTCAAAGATATCCAAATTTAAAATTTGTAAAAATAATACTTGACTCCAACTCCCACGCAGATCATATACACATGAGTTTTTCTCCACAAAGAGGTGGAATATATGTTGGTGAGAATGGCGCACTATCTTCGGTTTACAGTAAAGCCGATTCTAACGCATCGGCTGGGTCATCTTCTTCAACAAGGCCCGATAGTGCACCAGTGGTAGTAAACACCTCAGCTTTAACCAAGGTTTATACTGACCAAAGTAAAATGACAGATTTAGAAGTTTTTACTGTTCTAAAAGAATATGGAAACTTTTCTGCAGAAATGGCAGCTGTTTTTACAGCGATAGCATTTAGAGAATCAAGCTGGAGGCCAAGGGTGGTTAACAGCGATTCTTTTGTTGGTCTTTTTCAAATAGGCACTAAGGAATCATGGAGTAGAGATTTAGTGATAGATCTACAGCTACCATTTAAATCTACAGTTAAAATGTGGCAGTTGGCTTTGGCAGATAAATCTGAATCAACAAATTTAAGCGGCGATGAAATACAAGCGTTAATAAATTCTAGGTCTAGATCAGAAAGAAGCGCAGAGTTCTATGCCGGTGCATCAGATCAATTATGGATACCAGTAAACCAGGTTAGAATGCTAAGGTCTAAGTTAGGTCAAAGGAATTATGCAAATGAAGTCACCTCTGGACCAAAAAGAGACAGTTGTGTATTCTTTGCCTGGGGTGAATTTTTCTTAAGAAACAGTTGGATGACAAGTGTTGATTTCCAGAAGGCTAAAATTGTTTACATAAAAGCTGGCGGAGATGTTGAAACTTTAAAAGCTTGGATTTTAAAAACAGTGCCAAAAGATTCCACAGCCTGGTATAATTTTGATGACGCAGAGCATTCTGATAAAACTAAAATAGAAGCTTGGGTAAACGAAGAGGTTTATTTGGGCGAGCAGTACGGTAATTGGAAAAATGGAGTATTCACTCCAACGCGAGACGCAACGTCTTCTGACAAATGGTTAAAGTGAGGAATTTTTATGGCAACTAATTATCCAAAATTTGACAATAAAATACAAAATCAAATTGACCTATCAAGAATGCGTCAAGCCAAGACAAGGCCTGGTGTCATCATGCAATTTGATAAAAAAAGCAATCTGGCGACAATCATATTGGATGACGCGTATTCTGGCCAGGTTGGAAACATTATAAGTTCAGTCCCCTGCCCTGCTATAATGGGTGTTCAAAATGTTGCACCAGAACCAGGAACACGTTGTTTAGTAGGCTTTAGGGACGACAATGAGAACAAGGCTTATGTTATAAGCTATTTTGAAGAAAGCAATTTAGGGTCTAACTACTCTAGTAATTATACGGTTAATACTGGAATACCAAAGTTTATGGCAAGATAAGATGGACAACACAGCAAAACAAAATGCAAGTCAACCGAATGCGAATTTCCCTGTAGGGGCTGAACTCAGTAGAAGAAACCAGTTCTCTCAAAGAGAAGTTGGGCTAAATCACCCTGACACAAATTCATTCTTAAGATTGAATGATGAAGGAGATGTAGAGATATTTGCTGCTCCAGGGGTTGGCATAGTTATAAGCGCATCCAGCAGAACTATATCGTTCTTTGCGGAGAAGGTAAGATTTTTTTGTGCCGAAGACGGTTTGAGGTGGAATGAGTTTAATTTTAATTATTCAGCATCTGACTACTCCCAGCCAACCCTGGTAAAGGTAGACCCTAAAAGCATACATATGGCACAGAATAGCGCGTATCATTACCTCGCTAAACTTAAAGATATAGATCAGAAAGAAGCCCAAAAGCCTATTACTATTAACGAAGAGTACGGTTTTAGTCAACAACAACCTGAAACTGGGCAGAAGTATACCTCCGCATTTTCAATGGAAGGTTTAAACCCTGACCAGATTGTTTTCTTGGACAATATTCTAAAAAATCATTCTACTGAATATGTAGAGTACGTAGTAGAATTAATAAAGAATGGTTATTCTAATCAACAGGCTAAAGAAAAGGCTGATAAAGATAAAAATGTCTGATTTATTTTTAACGATGTCTGGTGATTTATTAATTAATGGCAATAAGGATTTATCGTTAGTTAATTCTGGAGCTCAAAACGATGTCCAGCAAATTTATATTAGATTGATGACAGAGCCTGGTGACTTTTTTGTGTATCCAAATTTGGGGACTGACCTTTCTATTCTCTACGGGATGCCACAGAGTAAAGAAACAGGAGATTTAGGGCAAAGATTAATTAGGGCAGCTCTTGAAAAGGAGAATATTTTTCAAGGTAGGAATATAGAAATAACTTCTGTCCCCACCAGTGCAGACTCAATTAGATTTGACGTGCACATAACCACTGATAGCAATGAACCAATTGTGTTATCTGTAACACAAAATTTGTGAGGATAAAATGATATACGGTACAAAAGATAAATCACAAATAGTTAATTCTATTTTAGATTCATTACAACAAAATGCCGGTATTGCTGCCATACAACCTGGTTCGGTAGCCAGAGCATTCGCTGAAGCCATGGGATCTGAAATAGCAGATCTTTATTCTTCGCTTTCTTTTACCCTTAGACAAGGGGGTCTATCTACTGCTTCTGGTCGTAACTTAGACCTGATTGGCGATCTATATAATATTAGAAGAAAAGACATTACAGACAATGCCGCAGCGGAAAGACAATCTTATAACATAGAGTTCTATATACAGACTCCATATAGCGTAGATATTGTGATCCCAAAGGGAACGATCATATACACTAACGTAGATAATTTTAGCACAAAGCAATATAAGTTTAAACTCAACGGTGCCGTGAGCATAGGGGCAAGTACAACGAGAGCCTATGGTTTGGTTATACCAGATTTCACAGACAATACATACACTGCTCCAGTAGGTTCTTTAACTAGACACAATTTCATTAGCCCTCCTGGCGTTGTGGTATATTGCAATAACCCAAAAGAAGTTTATGCTATTATCAACTCAGAATCTGACGACAACTATAGAACCAGAATAATAGGCGCATTAAAGACTCGTACGGCTGGCACGGTTGAGGCAGTGCGTTTTGCAGCCCTATCCATAAAGGGTGTCAAAGACGTTAGGTTGAGAGAGTCTTCGTATGGCCTGGGCTCCTGTGATGTTATTATTGTTCCTGAATCAACAGCAGAAATAAAGATGATGCCAGAGATGGTTTATAACACAATAATTAACGTTAAGCCAGTTGGGGTTAGGTTTAATGTTAGAGTGGCAGAAAAGATTTCTGTCAACGTTATGGCTACAATAATGGTCTCATCAACTGCGTCAGAAAGTCTTGCTGCCGGCATCAGAAACCAAGCTGTGTTATTTGTGAGAAGATACTTGAATTCATCTACGGTTGGAACCACTATATCTATAGCTGAAATAGAAAGACAAATTAAGTTGTCTTCAGATTACATAAGGTCTGTAACGATAAACTCGTTTAATGCAGATGGAAAAGAAATACCGCTAAAAGATTTTACCCCATCTAGCGATAAAATATATCCTGTAGCTGGAAGTGTTTCTATTAATTCTGTTATAATGGGCATTAACAATTATTAACCCTAGAATAGGTTAGGTATGAAAAAGACTTTTGTTGTTACAAACAAGCATATAGTTCGCGCCCCAAATATAGCTCAAGCTAAAAATGTGGTTTTTACTGGCGAAGGCCATGGCGACGTCTTGGGGGAGTCTTCTTCTGTAGAAGAAATCTCGCAAGAAGAAGTTATTGATTATATTAATGAAAAAGATTCAATGTACGTACAGTCAGCCGCTGTAGAAATAAGAGACGAAGAAGAAGAGGAAGAGTCAGAAGATCTTTTGTCAGAAATATCTGATTCAAGAAATGACTTCCTAAGATCAGAAAATAGAAGATTGGCCAAGAGAGTAGAGACTCTTAAAAACGTACAAGACGAGGTTGTAAGAGCAGCCTATGCCGCAGCCTACGATGCCTTTGCCGGCTTTGAGTTCCCAGAAATTAAAGCTCCTTCTTTAAAAAAGAATAAAGAAAAAGTTCCAGAAACTGCAGTAGTAGTCTTTGCAGACTGGCAAATGGGTAAGGTAACACCTGATTATAATACTAATGTATTAGAAGAAAGAATAGAAAGATACACAGAAAAGCTGTTAGAAATAACAGAGATTCAAAGAATGGATCATGAAGTAAATGATCTTCATATCTGGTTGTTGGGCGATATAGTCGAAGGTGAAGAGATTTTCCCTGGGCAAAGCCACCTTATAGACTCTGGTCTGTACAGACAAGTTGCTGTTAATGGTCCAAGAATACTTGGGAACTTTGTTAAGACCGCATTGGAAAATTTCAATCACGTACACATCACTGGCGTGATAGGAAACCATGGAGCAGTAGGCGGAAGAGCACGCAAGCAGCACGATCCAGAAACCAACATGGATAGAATGCTCTATAAGATTATAGAGTTGATTGTTGGGGACGACGAAAGAGTAACCTTTAATATTCCAGATGGCGTAGGAGAAAGAAACTGGTATGCCGTTGACACAATCGGCAACTACAGCAGCTTGTTAATTCATGGCGATCAAATGCCTGCACCAAACGCTTTCCATGGTTACTATAAAAAAATAATGGGATGGAAAGATGGAGCAATTCCTGAACATTTTGATGATGTTTTCATGGGCCATTATCATCAGCAATTTAAGATGACGATAGGAAGTTCCATGTTAAGAATCTCTGGTTCTCCAGAAAGCTATAACACTTATGCCCAAGAATATTTCTCGTCTATGAGCAGACCTTGTCAGCATTTAATGTTTGTGCACCCAGAAAATGGAGTAACTTCAGAGTATTCTATTTGGCTAGACTAAGTTAAAGGAATCAGGAATGAAAAGTTACCTGTTAGGTTTCCAAACTGGAGACTTTAATAAAAATGGGAACATTTGGACAACTGGTTCTATCAACCTGTACAGCAATAAGTTTTATAAAAATTATTCATATTATAGATCAAAAACTGGATTAAACTTAATACGGAGATTACACCTTTGTTGGAACAGAGGTGTCTTCTCCGTCTTATTCAGCTGGCCATTCAACGCCAATAGATCCGCTAGCTTCCTACGTAACTAACTATGGAGAAGTAGTTAGGGACGAGGCAAGCCCTTCACTGCTCAGATTTGTTGACACTAGTTCTAGAGTTGACATAATATCATTCAAGCATAAATTCACGAGTGTTCCTGGCGATCAACAGCCAACATTTACATTCCAAATATATGAGTCAGACAAAGTCAACGGACCTTGGCTTAAGTCAATATTAAATATCGATTCAAATTCAATATTTTTAAGCAATTCTAAACCATATATTAAAATAGAATTAACAATATTTTCTGACGTAGAAGACTTGTCAGCACTTGGTTTATTATTGTATGTTAACGTAGCGATACATGATACTACAACCCCAGTAATATCTGATTCTGCTAGAAATATTTTAAGAAAATTTCCTACATGGATGGACATCTATGATGACTCAATTGAGCACGCCACACCAGAACTAGCTACTCCAGTAACTGTTGGTGGTAAATTTGTTAACTCTTTAGTTAGTCATTACTTAGATGATTTTAATACTCAATTAGATGTTTCAAATATAAACAATTTTATTAGCACAGCAGATATTGACATTCCAGCCTGGGGCTATGTATCCTACAACATACCAGCAGCTTCTTTAAATTTTGTTGGCGATCTAATTAAATTAGCTAGAGCGTCTTCATTAGAAAATTTCAATTCTTCAAGGTCTACTGACTATATCTATTATCACAATCTATTAGATAGTCAAATAATGACATTGAGAAAATTTGATTCGTTAACTATAGATGGATCAATTTATTCACAAGAACCAATCATGCTGTTCAACATATTTGATGAATTTGGCGCAAGGGTTGGGCTAAAAAGATTGTACCTAGAGGAAAATCTTTCTTTCAAAAAAAGAATACTTGATGCGTATATAAACCCTCCGTCGGTAAGCTTAGATGGTTTTAAGAAAACTCTAAGAAGAGAATTAAATATTTGGGCAGCTTATGGCGCTACTCCAGATTCAAATTACCAGGGCGCAACACCAGATGTTTTAGAGATTAGAGACATAGAATCTTCCACTCCATACATTGCCGATAATGGTGTGCCGGAAAACCGCTTTTATGATTTTGTTAAATACATAAATGAACAATATCCATTCAACTTGGGCTATGCGAACTGGGATGAAAGCATATGGGATTATGCTGGCTTAGACAATGAAGGCGTAGATTACATACCAAACACATATGACAATGCGACTCCGTTGTCTGATTATTTCCAACCAGGTGTTGGCGATTTTAAAGATCTTAGTATTGAAATATCAAAAGCAGATTCAGCTACGATATCATTTGAGGGCTACTTCGCCGCAGAAGGGTTCAGAACAGAATCGCTCACCGACTACTATATGCCAATTGAAATTGGGTATACATATAAGGCGCAGTATACGGAAGTATTACCAGATCCTAATGCAATCAACCTTACAGAACGTACATCTGAACATTTAATCACATACGCAGATGGTTTTCTTGAAAATTATGGCCCAGATGCCGCAAGCCAATTAAATGGAGCAGTTGCCCTAGTCTACGAAGTCGCGATGCCTGCGCACAACCAGTATGCAACCCCGTCTGTATTTTACGCGAACTTAAACTACTTTAATAGAAATGATTTTTTTGTTCGCAATTATTTTGGGCAGAATGATCAAGCTAGTCCAGAATACAACTATATATCCATTGTTGATTCAAATGGTTTAACAAATCAAAATGTAATTTTTAAAGAAAAAACTTACAATTATGAATATGAAAATTCTTTAGCAACACCTAGAACTTCATCTATAGATATAAAGAAAGCAAGTTCAGTAAAGATAGTCAATAAAGCTATATGGTTACCACAGGCCCAAACGTATGCATCTGGTTATGGCGGCGAGTATAGAGTCACATTTAATGAATCAAATGTTTCAGCAGTAAACCCAGCAATAACTTCAAACATAGCGTTGGCTACTCCAAATATTAATTACATAAATGCAAACTTCAAAATAGGTTCAACAGTTTATGGTTCAACCCCAACAATAAAATACTCTAACGTTATTGAAGATTCGATCATAATAAACAAAGATAATGATCCAGAGTTAACACAAGATGAAACAATATTTGTATCTGAACTAACAAAAAATTTATTGATTCCAACTAGTGGAACCCCTAATAGACTAATCATAGAAAATGTTAAGATAGATTCTAAGCCAATTTTCACAGTTGAAGAAATCTATAGAGAGCCAGGGCAACCTGTTACTACGCTTGATTTCTCTCCAAAATACGGTGGAAAATCTTACTTCCCTATGTTGGACACTAAATATTTTGTTCCTTCTTCGCCAAATATAATCTTGAATTCATATTTGCAAACAGAACTTACGACACCTGTCTATTCTAATTATTTTGAATCAGCGACATTTAACTATAGCTCATTGCCATATGTTTTGGGTATAACAAATAATCTTCAATCAACACCAAACTATCCATTTAAGAGCCCAGTTTGGATACCTACTGAGGAAGACGAACTAAAAACAACCCCAATGATCAGGGGTTATGTTGACTATCTTGGTAATATTTACAAGAGAGAAGAAGTGGCCCAAGAGAGCAACAGCCCATTTGATAGGAATAAAAGAGATACATTCTTAGATACTTATTCTTTAACTAGAAAAGATTTTGGTTTAACTAAAGATTCAAATAATCAATACTATATAACGGAAATAAAGCCAATATCATTAAATGATAAAGTTATTCTTGAAGCTTCACAAGAAACGGTTCTTAGAGAAGACAGTGCTTTGTTCCAGTATAAGCAAGATTCTTCTAAGGTCATCAAGGAAATATACGATGCCTCGAATAAAGAATTTTACTTTTCTCCAATTGATATAAATGTTAATTTAGATAAAGGTTATAAGAACACTTTTTCAAATTCGATAAGTTCAAATCCAATTTCCATGAATACAGGCTGGTTAAATTTAGCTGATGAACAGAACTATGTTTATGCTAAACCTATAGTTGACTTGTATCAGGGTAGCTTCTTTAATGTTGATTTGTCTAAGACGCCAACGCAGGGAGCCCCAGTTCTTATCTCAGTTAAAGATGGAGATATGGATTTTACTCTTGAGGAGATGGCATTCTCCGATACAGCAACTCCTGGTAAGGTTGTGTTTAACAACCAAGAAACATTGGTTTGCTCAGAGCACGGCGCACTATACATCTCTCATTTAAATGTAAAAGATATTATAATAAAAGACAACTATACAGGAAAAGTTTTAACACAATCTCCATTAAATCCAGAATTTTATATTTGGTCAATAGGCACAGACTATTCAACTCCTGGGATAATACCTCTTTACCTTGATGGAGAATTCTACATTTCCACTTCAGACTATTTAATGAGTGGTGAAGACAAGTATTCCTATAAGGTTAACAAAATAGAAGTGTATGACAATGTCGCTACAAGCGGCAGCATCCTCGTACCCGGCAGAGAATATACTATTAGTTATTCTTTGGCTCAAGCTTTTTATGTAGATAGAAATGTTTACTCTGAAACAAAAGACGAGTATTATTCAAAAGTTTATTTTTCTGCCACACCAAGTGCAGCTACCGGATCTTATGAAATAATATATGAATCAGCGATACAGGAAACATCTACACCACTTGGCCTATTCTTAAGCGGCGCAGAAGTTCCAGTCGAAGAAGGTTATATTTATCTAAGTAAAGATGAATACGATTTTAGCACTGCAGTTGTAGAGATATCACCGCAACAAATATCAAAAAACATAGATGACATTATTTATCTGACAATAACATCTTACGATTCAGCTGGCAACTTTAAACCTTACCAAACATTCCAGCTGTCAAGTGATCTTCTTGACTTGCAAGATGAATACCTCACAACCAATAAGTATGGGCTTGCTAAAACAAAGATAAGGTTTACTGGCGTTCCAACAGCAGCCTTGTATGCGTCTATTCTTGTAACTGGAATTTCCTATCCTCAAGCGAATGCCCACAGCAATAGTGAATCTGGGGCATTCATAACTGGAGCAAATATAGAATTTATAGATAACTATAATTCAGAATATGATTTTAAGGCCTCCAGTTCTAAGCTGATAATAGAGTCTGATGGAATAAGCGAGAATTATATTTATGGATATATTAAATCTAATAACAATCCACCTTCTTCTACGCCAATAATATACTGGAGAAAAGCTAGAACATTGTACGATGTTTTGAATACTGTAGACTACAGCACTTCTTCGGTATCACCAGGAAGAAACTATATATCTGGCTACACACATGCCTCTCCAGACGGCAAATTTTCTGTGGGGCCCTTCTATTCGCAACCAAAAAATAACCCAGGCTATTGGTTTGTTTCGGTGGAAACAGATATGGCTGGGGTAGCTTCGGCAACACCGAACACGCTGTACGGGGATGTGGCTTATTGGTATGAAAGATTTGATAATATCCAATATTTGGATGAACAAACTGTACTACCTTCGTACTATATTAATACAAGTGACGATGAAGATATAATAGCTACTCCAAACTTTACATTTAATTTAATTAAGCAAGACTTTGGTGCAACACCAAGCGCAGAGCTAAATTGGCTGCCACCTAGATGGTTGCCAGTTGATTATTACGATCAGTACCAGATGGGTCTATTTGGTTCTACGCCGAATGTTATAGCTACACCGAATTATATAGTCGGTTATGAGGAAAGTTAATGGAAAAATTTAATAATAAGACAACCATAGGGAACGAAGATGCAGTTAAGATTGGCAACTTTATTCCAGCCAATGGAGCGGGATTAGCTTATTTCTCTAACCAACCTTTAAATCCGGTAGAAAATTTAAAGATTATAGATATATCTGACACAATAGCAGAAAATAAAATAGTTTCACAAGATGAAACTAAAATATTTTTCGCCAATGAGTTAGGAATTCTGCAGGATAAAGATGGGAATACAGATTTCCATACTTCTGATTTAACTATCAGCGACACTTTTCTGTCTAAAGATTTTACTACAGAAAGAATATATTCTGATTCAATAAATGAAAATGATTTCCTGCACCACTATTACATTAGCAGATATTTTATTTCAGCACCATCTGGTTATGCGATTAATGATTTAGATGATTACCATGATATTTCTTATTATAAGAATATAAATATTAAAGTTCTAGATTCACAAAACCAAGAATATGTAGACAAAAATACTGGAAGAAGAAAGTATAAAATACTCTTAGACCCTTATCTGACTGAGTCAAATTTTGATGGAACAGAAGTACCATATAGAATCTTTGTTGGCTTAGATTCTTCTGACCCAGTAAATTTAAAATTGGTTTACGATAAAATTGTTTTAGATGATAATGGAGAAGTTGTATCTCAAACATTAAGGTATGTTGAAACAATTAATGCAGTCTCATACTATTCTGAAGTTGCAGAAGAAGCTTCCGTTATATCGAAGCATAGCAAAAAGATTTATTCTATAAAAAAGTTTAATAAAAAATATTCTGAAATATTTTCTCACAACTTAGACTATAACAGCTATCAAGTTTTTGCTCCTAGAAAAGCTTTATTCGACAATAGAAATTATGAAGTGTTCAACTGGAGATTGGTAGCAAGAGTAAACCAACCAGTCAACTATGACATCATGGACAACTCAAAAAACGCTGAAGACTCAGGTCAAATAAAACAAAGAACAGTCAATGTCGGCGTGCTGTATGACTCTGCTGATACAACTGCACTTGAAAATATAAAGCCATATGTTTTTTATAGATTACAAAAGTCAGCCTTTAACGCGTCAAATTATATTTTTGAAAATCCAGAAATAGAAAATAAAGTTTGGATTCAATCAATAGAAGGTGGAAAGCCAGATAAATCAGAGGCAAGATATTGGATGGTTGACGTACAGAACGTCGATAGCTTGGCTGACTTTGACATACTTTCATTTAGTCCAACCAGTGCCTTGACACAAAAGGCAACAGCTCTTATAACTGAATACGTAACATTAAAAAATGGGACCCTACTCGTAGATGCTTCTTCGTACCCAGGAAATAAAGCATTTGTGTTTAACGACATACAAGTTGCAGGTTTTCAAGCGCAAGTCGTAGACTCATACTATGAGTATCTTGAATCAAATATTTTAGATGAAAATAAAAATGGTGGATGGAATATTGATTCAACAATTTTTAATAATCAAAACTATGGAATATTTGGGGTTAAAAAGGGCACATATAGAGGTATAGTTTCCGTTGATCAAAGTAAAGTTTTTTTGAATGTTGGCCCAACGGCAGGTGCAAAAAGACCAGTTGGCGCGACCTTCACCTTTGCTTCAAGTGGAGATAAACTTTCTCAAGGTAATATAGTTTTTTGTTCATTCCCATTTTTAGAATACTGCAATAGTGTATTCCACCTGAATGATCAGCCAAGCACTCTGAACATAAACGCATCAGCTTCTGCCTATGAACAGTTAGACTACAACGCAATGCCAGGATTTGTAGAGGGACCATTTAAGCTTCTGTATAACTCTTTAATGTATGCACTTTATTCCAAAAGCCAAGCTACAAGAAAAATAGACTTAAGACCTTCTTTATATAATTTTGTTGGTCCGTGGGAATCATCATGGGTGATGGATCAGTCAGCTCTAATGGACGATGAAAAAACAAAGTATTTTACAAACATTTCTAACAATTCATCAACAGTACAATATGCAAGAGACCTTATATCTAATGATGATTCAATAAAAAAATACTATTTAAAAAAAGTTTCCGAGTCATTGCCAGGCTCGTTATCTTCACAACTAATCAGTCCAAGTGTTGTATCAAATAACACAGATTTTTATATTGAAATAACAAATCCTGATATAATCATTTCATCTCCTTCGTTTAGTTCTAGCGAATTAGCTCAATCAAAAGTATTGTCCAGCACTTTAGAAAATTTTCCTACTTCATATTTTCTATATAAATTATTAAATAAAGATCAAAAGATTTTTGCATTTACAGAAAAGATATCCAACAAATTATATGTCCCAGAAGGATATGGTCCTTATGAAATAAAAGAAATGGGTGAAATAAAAGTTGGAGGGAACAAACAACTAAACAGTTCGATAAGCCCTTCCTCATATTTTAAGTCATACCCATTTAGATTTGGAGTAAAGTACTCAAGGATATCAACTACAGAAAGAGCATCAAGCTTTTCTGGAACAGTAAAAACAAAACTCAATTTAACTTATAAAGCACAAGGGGCACTAAGGTCAGTAAAGGTCGTCGGCACTGTAACTAGGAACTACGCAGGAACAAATAGGTTTATAACACATCCAGCACCAGATGCAGACCCCATAATAATTGAGGGGCAAAACGTTACAGATGTTCCTTGTTCTAATATAATATCTGGTAGACAGCTTGATGTGTCCGGAAAATTGCCACTTATATCTGAACTGAGTGCACAGAACTTTAAGAGCTTTGAATACACATGGGACATAGAAGCAGCTACTGCTGGCTACCCCATCGCGACCTGGAGAGTTGGCGCTAAGCACCCGTATGTTAAATATATTAAATGCGTTATGCAAGTAGCTGGTTTGTATAATATAAACAAAACAATAGTTAATGCAAAAACAAAAGTAAAAGAACAACCAGAAAATAACACAACATATACTACTGGCTTGTCAGCAGCAGTTAGAGAATTCCAAACAAAAGTTAAGTTAGGTAACCTAGGAGCTGGTGCAGTCCCTAGGGTGCCATTGTTATATCCTCCTGATGGGGTTGTTGACAGTGAAACCAAATCATTGATGGCATATGTCGTAAAATTTTGGAGTAGGTATGAACCAATATATTACAGCAGGTTAGTTAGCCTCGCAGCAGAGCATGATGTAAGTAGATTTGTTGAATCAGTTTTTAAACAGATTGAAGCTTCACAAATTAATTCTGGTGGATCATATAGAAGAATTTCTTTTACAGGAAATGTCTCCAACTCTCCTTCAACTATAGAAGACTTTATTTTCTTTTCTATTCCAAACCCAGAAAATTATCAAAAGGTTAATAAGATAAGAATTAAGCTAGAAGGCGCGCCATGGAATAAGGTTAAGTTGGTGGGCTACGGTTATTCACCAGAAGATCCGATCCAAGGTGGGCAAAAAAGATTTGCTGCTAACACAATTTTTAAAGCGTATGCTGTGCACAAAGCAACAAACGGAGTCACCCTAGCCGGAAATAACCTGGAGATAGACTTGGCTGGCGTTTCTACAGCAACGTGCAAGAATATGTTTGTTAGGCTACAAACTAATGGCAAGCAACTAGGCGGACCTTGGGGTAGTTTGGCAGAAGGATTTGGGATTGTTGGAATAACCGCAGATCTAAAAACCAAAGACACATCAGAGCCACCAAAAGATGCAATAGAAGACATCGCTTTTGATTACAATAAAGTTCACCAAGCTTTCCCAAGTATAGATAAACCAGAAATAGAAGAACTTGCAAACTATTGGATATTAGATCAAGACGGAATCCAAGATGTTAATTTATCTTGGTCTGGCAACAAGCTAGTTAGTTCACTTGACGGGCACTTAATATACACAACTTTGACTAATAAGTTTTATGTTTGGAGTAATGCGAGTCAAAATTGGACGGAAGATATCGTTTCTTTCTTTAACCCAACGCCTGATGAAAATCAGGAAATTAACCCAATTAACCTAGACCTAGATGAGGTCGAAAGAAATATAGTTTATAAAGATTTAATACAAACAACAGATGTATATATTAATGCAACGGGTTATTTAACTGAAAACTTTGATAATCTTTCTTCGCTATCAGAATACAGCGTTGATTACACTGTCGGATATTTAAGCGGCAAAAACGTATTGCTCGATAGTTTTTCCTACAATTATTTAGGAAAGTCGTACTCAAGAACATTGTCATCACAGACCCCGATAGTAGACACTTCGCTCAATTCCCTGCTGAATGAGCAAGTTACGAGTGATCCAAATACAATAGACACAATACAAAACAATGGGATAACAATAAACTTTGCAAACCCAGTCGCTGTTTCTATAGATTATGGGTCGTCGGTTGAATTAATTTCAGTAACGTCAAAAGTTAATGGTCAATTGGTTACACCTTCATCTGTTTGCGCAGTTTCTTATTATGGAAATGTACCAAATAATTTAACACCTAGTCAACCTAAGTCTAGTGGATTTAAAATAAAAACATCTGCTACGTATTATTCAAACCCAAACACATACATATCTGCAGAAAATATAATAGATACATATTCTTTAATTAATACAGATGGAGAATTCATAGAAAAAGTTAATTCAATCACTGTTAATGATGGTTTAATTCTTTTGTGTGATTCTTCTGGCAAGCCGGTCGGGGTGCCTTCTCCTGAGGATGTTGGCGCTGACATAATAAGTACCGCCCAATATGATCCATCTTTCACATTTGATATTAAGTATGGTTACGTATCAATTAATAATAATACATATGAAAATGATGGTTTGGTTTATGGGTTCTATGATAGAAAAGAAAAAGAATTCATAGGCAAGCTAGTTTCTTATAACGATATTATTTCAAGAGGGGTAAACAATATTTACGTTGCGACAATGGCATTTGACGCAGATGGGAATTTAAATCAATCTATAGATTATATAGGTGCGCAAAATACAAATACCTATAAGCCTATATCTTTGAGTCCAAAGATGATTACCCCTGTTTACTCCGTCAAGTATCGTAACTCTAGTGCGATAAAAGTTACAGAGATGTCGGACCCGATAACCAGAAAAGAGCCATGGCCATTGAGGGTAACCGCTGGATCATTTAACAAAAATATATTCTTGTCAAGAAATTATGCGTTTTCTGATTGGAAAGCAAAATATGTTGGGCAAGTTCTCAGCTGCACATATGATACTTCTGCTTCTATACTTGCTAACAATTTTTCAAGAATTTTTGGTCATAAAAATAAAGATATAAAAAATGAAATACCGCTAGTAATTTCTTCAAAGAAAATACAACTTCGTAGAACACCGCTTCTAATGTACACAATGCCGATAGAAGATAAGGTGGAATCTAAGCTGCCGGCGATTATTCCAGCTATAACTGTTTACGTGAGAGCTGATCAATCTTCTACTTGGCTTGAGCTTCCGTATAGCGAGATTAAAGATATCGATTCAAATAGTGGTATTATAGAATTTAAATCAGATATAGTTTCTTCATCTGATTTAATTAAGATTGACTACACCATAGTCGACAATACAGTTTGGATTTATCAGGTTGAAGGAGAAGAAGTACCTCTAAATCCTTTCTTAAATTATGATAAAATAGATGAAAATAAACCGCTCTATATATATCTTATGCCAACAAAAATAGATGTGTTAAGTAATCCAGTCCATACTTCTTATGAAGGGCCGATTAATCTTCCGTCTATTAACAAAAAAATTGCAATAACTGAATACGCAAACTCTTATCCAGTGCATTTTACTTTTGATAAGAATATGTTTAATAAACTCTCTCACAGATATAACCCAATAGCTTTGCCAATAGGTGTTGTTTATATAACAAATTCTGATAAGAATCCTAATGTTAATATAAACGATGTTAGAATTAAGGGTGGCGGTGTTGTTTCGGATGTCACTTCTTATTCTGAATTGAACCAAATCAACGGGGTTAACTCTTATTGGGATATCTATTCTATGAATCCTAGAACGTATCCTAAGGGTGGTTATGTGATAATAAAAATTCCCGATGCGGTTAAGGATAATTTTAAATCTATAGAAGAAATATATGATATAGTTAATAGGAACATTACTGCTGGTGTTGGGTTCGAAATCCAAAACTTAGACGGTGTAGCTTGGAGGACAAAGACTTATGAATAAATTTCTTCCATCGATAATTAATACTTTATCAAACAATTCCCAATCAGCTATAAGTTCTATAATAAAAGAAATAAAATCAAGCAAACAAGATATTTCTTCACTCATATCAAGGCTCAATTCGTTTAGGGCTGAAGCAAACTTCTCCCCAGCTAACTTCAGTGCTCTTTCAGAAATGAATAAACAGGTCTTCATAGACATATTTAGAGATGCAGACCTAAGGACTAAGTCTTATTATTCATCTGTGAATGTAGTTAACTTATTTATTAATTCTATAATAGATGTTTTTTCTTCAGAAATAGAAAAGATAGAAAAAGACATTCAAGCGTTGGAATCTTACATAGATAACTATGAATACATCTCAGGTAAAGATGATTTGTTTAACTCTAATTATGTAGAGAAGTTTGACAATTTCATGAATGACTACAGAGCTGATGGGTATACGTTCCCTTTGTCGGATAGAGATAATATTTTTTTCAGTGAATCTGGCGATGGATTTATAGATACTAAATTGGGTTTGTTTAAAATAGGAGAAAAAACTTATACAAAAAATTCTTTAGGTTTTATTCAAAACTATTCTATAGTATCAAATTATGAAAATTATGTGACTACTGACACTGGTTTTTCTTCTGTATTAAATAGTATTTACACGGATTCTTGGAGCGTAACAGCTAAATCGCCCGTAGTGATCACTTCAAAATTATCCAACTACTCCAAATACATTGCCTATCCAACCACAAATATCTTCGGTGCTCAAACAGCCGTTGAAATAGAATTTGAGTTTCCTCAAATCATGGACTCTATAGTAATAAATGGTGGCCACGGGAACGGCCTGCAACTGCTCCAAGTAGTTTTGTTTTCTAATCTAGATGAAAGTAAATTTTCAACAAATAATTATTCAGAAGAATTTGATGACGTTGTAACTATCCAACCCGTGCCGTCTGACACATCAACTGAATACGGAGTTTTGTCTTCCCCAAGATTAATAGATGGACCAACAGAAATTACATTTACAAAAAAGAATGTTAATAAAGTTATCTTGATACTTAACCAGCCAACATATACCAGAACAGAAAACTTGCCAACTTCAACAGAAGTAAATTCAAAGAACTTGTACAACACAGCTAAATTTGTAAAAGAAATAAAAAATAAAAATACAGATAAGCTTCAAAGTTTAGTGTATAATTTATTCTTAAAAAAGAATAGTTACAGGCAAACTTCAAAAAATTCTTATAATAGAATTAATGATTATTATTCATACAAGTATCCAATCACAAATGACAACATGCTGTCTTCAAACTATCAAAATAATTATATTAATGAAAAATTTTCAGCTGATTTAGTCCACGTTCTTCCTAACAATCTTATAACTAATTTATTTAGAAGCATTTTTATAAATGCTATTGGCGATAGAGGAGAAATATTTGATAATCCAGTTTTTGTAAATACTGATAGCAATGTAAATTCAATATTTAACTTTACTAAGCCTATGTTCCTGCCAACACAAAATTCTAATAACAATATAATCAATGGAGAAATTGGAGCAGAGAGTAGCTTTGCTTGGAAGGGCAGGGTCTTAAAAGAACTGGTAACTCAAGAAATAACAAATGCCTACGAGTACAGTTTCTCTTTGCAAAGTATAGATTTTTGCGAGACTCAACCAAGCCAAGCTCTTAAGTCTTGTTTTGTAAGTAAAAAAATAAATTTCAATGGATACCCTTTGGCAATTAAATCCAAGATAATAAGAAATGACAATGAATTTAATACCCTAGATTCTAAATTAGATCTAAAGTATCCAATTTCTTATGAACTATCTATATCCAATAAAGACATTATATATTCAGAAGCAGATTGGACACCTGTAGTAGAATCTGGAATTGAAAAAATAGATTCAGAAGTTTTATTTTTTGACGAACAAACATATCAAGCAAATACTAGGTTCCCATTTAAGGGTAACGCATTTGTATTGTACAAAAACGGCGTACTCCTAAAGCCATCTGACTATAAGATATCTGATAATAATTCTATTAGTATTTTTAAATTAGAAAAAAATTCAATATATTCCTGCGCCTACCAAATAGATCTATCACTTTACAATGTAGATTACGTTGATTTTTTTAGATTGAATCTATTAGACGAAACGCTAAAGTCATCGTCTAGCAATGGTTACTCTAACGAGACTTTCGGTGGGACGGATGCGCTCAATAGAATACAGCTACAAAATATACCACATATTAATACTAAAGATATAAGCAGTGCTATATACAGCCCTTTAATAGGGACTATATTCCAGGGCAGTCAAGCAGGTTATACTCCTATCAAAATCCAAATGCCGGATGGTTCTATTGCAATTAACCTAACCAACTACACTGGCACTAAGGACTTCCCTCAATTCGGAGACTCTAATTCTTTGTATTACTTTATACAAAATGGCAAAAATATTATCTTCAATAAAGAAGTAGCAGGAGAAATAGTTGTCTTTTATGACTACTTAGCCGATACTATTAGGTTTAGACTAATCATGAGAAAGAATGTTCCAGACACAACCTATTCTGGAGCCGTGGATCTAGTCATGCTAAAGGCAAAAACAAAGAACTATGACCCCTATTATGATAAGCTGACTAAAGCAATCTCTAGTAATTAAAGAAAAATTATGACACAACTTTCCCCAATAACTCTAGTCTATGATCAGATCGCCTTAAGCATTGCAAACATGCTTAAAAAGCAGGCCGCTGGCGACTACGTAACCAAACAAGATGTCTTAGAGGATTTCAATAAAAACTTAAAAGATATATATGATAAGGTTAATTCTCCACAAACTTCGCTAGAGCTATTTAGCAACAGCGAGCCGCCTTCGTCCGCTAAGATGAATAAATTTATAAATTCAATGAGAGACGATATAAATGTTTCCGCTAAGCAGCTCGATTTTTTGAACGCTAAAGCAGTTAGTTTATTCAATTTATTTACTTCAGAGATAGAAAATGAAAAGAAATATTCCGAAAGGATACTTTCAAAAACAAAAGTCTTACAGATGTATAGCCTCAGTCCTTCTAATGATTTGATTTACAATGGTGATTCATTTGAGAATGGAGATTATATTGATTGGCAAAAAGTCCAAGTAAACCAAAACCCGATGATAACAAACGGCTTTGCTGCTCTAAGGATAAAAGATAAACCAAACAAATGGTCACCAAATAGAGTAAGCGTAAACGCTTCTAATGGTTTTATAGGAAACAATAATCTGGCTGTAAGAAAACAGAATGATATCTCTGGCACAAATTATGAGTATAGTTTTACTAATTCTCCAAGTTCATCTAATGTTAATAGCTTAGTTGATTCTAACCCAGCTACCTATTTTGTTTATGAAGCTTTAAATGTTGCACCAAATGACGGAGTGTACAGAAGCAGTGAAGAGTTTAGTTATATAGTTAATGATCCCAGCATAGTTAATGCAGAACAAAATTCATTAATTAATTGGGCAGACCATAACATAAATGAACCTTTGATATTTGATTTTACAATTAAGTCTAATACAGCTCAAAAAGCAAATTCAATAAATATAGTTCCGTATTTTGATTCATCTAAAATAGTCAAAGTAAAAGAAATACATTTAACAGATTTAGCTGGCAATACAGAGAATGTATTGAAAAAAGAATTCTTTATAGGTTTATCTTTAGAAAATCTTACTAAAGAATCTTTAAATAATTATTCTTTAAACTCAGCAACATTCTTCTTTGCAGAGAGAAGAGTAAAAGAATGCAGAATTGTTCTTGAACAACCGTACTATCAAGATGTAGAAATACTGCATACTTATTGGGAAACAAACTATGAGTCTACTAACGCAGACAATAGTCCTTTTTATGGAGTTAATAGATTTAATCCAGAAATGATTAATAAAGATTTATATAATAAAATTATTTACAATAAATCTGCAACGACACCAACATTAACTAACCCTAATATTTTTAAAAAAGATAATACTTTAAGTCAAAATTTGAATGTTTCTATTAGTAATCCAAACGAAGTTGATTCAACCGGTTTAACTGAACAAACTTTTAACATTCCATTAAAGGTCGCAAGGGAAATTTTACCAGCTAAGAGAATGTCCATAGGGGTTAGAGACGTTACGCTTGCGTACCAAGAGTATGAGTTGTCTGCAGATATAATCTCAAAACCTTATTTATTTGATACCCCAATAGAGTCATTAATGTTAGATGTAGAAAGTAATTACAATGAAATTTCAGGTTCAGGTGGCTACATACAAAGTTACATATCTTTGGATGATGGAGAAAAATGGATAGAAATAGCACCAGTCCAATATGGTTTCACTGTAAGTAAAACATCTAGCGCATCTATCCCTGAGATACTAGCTTTTAACCAGAACATCGCTGCGGGTTTTAAACTGCCTGGAGTCCAATATCTTAATTATCCAAAAACAACAATAAACAAAATTGAATATTCCGTTCCAAGTCAGGTAAAAAATATTTTAGTTAAAATTAAAATAGTTAAAGGGTCGTCTAATGTTACGCCAGTTGTTTATTCCTACAAATTGGCAGCAAAGGTTAAGCAAGTATGAACATATCAACAATACAGAAAAGAAGATTTCTAGAAAATATATATAAGCTATACTACTCTAATGGCGCCAAGCCAACAGAACAGCAAATATTAAATGCGTTCAGTGATTATTTTTCTGTCAATAAAGCAGGGTTTCCTTTAGACATAGACTATGCTGCTCTTAACGGAACTAGTAAAACTAATGTTGATATTTTAAATGAGTTGATGATTAATGGTTTGTTCAATCTTGATGTTTTATACGATGCAATTCTAGAAAATAATGATGAGCTTTTTACGGTGGCAACAACTCTAAACAAAAAAATTGAAAACTTAAAAACAAAAAGAAAACTACTTGAATCAAAAGTAGACAATCTTTTATTCGTTAACAATAACACAGATGGATATTTTTATTCTTATACTGAAAACTTTTCTTCTGCGGACAAAATAGACATACCACTTACCACTGGATATGTTGACACCTCAAACGGTTCTGCTGTGATAAGTTCTGAAAATTCGGAAAGATATTCTGCGTTTGCCTTAGATAATGTTTCTGGTATAAGGCCAAAAATTTCTTTGTACGAAAATGGAACGATGCTGTCAGACAATATTGATATCGAAACATTTAATAATGTCTTTGACGGACTGAATGATACCTATTGGCTATATGAGCATAGGGCCCAGTCACCAATTCCTGTTTCTATAGTTATGAATATACCTATAAATAGAAATATTATATTATCAAAAATAGAAGGCTATGTATTAACCTCTTCTCCAGTTCTAACTCAATTAAAGGTTAATTATTCAGACGGTTCTCCTCAAGAAGTATTTACCAAAAATTCTAATTTAGATTATGATGTATTTAGTTTTTCTATAAAACCAAAAAATTATTCTTCTGTTGAATTAACACTATTTAAAAATGAACCTGATTACATAGATAAAGAATCTTCTTCTCCGTATGTTTACAGGATGGGTTTAAGAGATCTTATTATAGGTTCAGTAACTAGATCCAAGAATGGCACGATAGTGTCAAAGCCTATATCTCTTCCAGTTAGTACAAATAATCAAATAGTTATAGATTCAGTTTCACTGGATGTGCAAGAACAGTATATGACAGAAGGTGCTATATCCTATTTTGTTGCAGTAGACAATCCAAATGCAACTTCAGTATATGATTTCAATTGGACACCGATATCTCCATCTGGTTCACAAAGTCTTGGATTTAAAAACATAGTTAATTTTGATGGATCTTTAAAGAATATTAAATATATTTCTTCTTCACCAACATCAGATCAACTGCAATTAATACCGGTAAATGAAAGTTCTAAAAACATAAATGATTTGAATCCTAACACTAAAATATACCAAGATAAAAAAGTGTACAGGGTAGCAGCGTTGGATCAAAACGATGAGCACATAATGCCAATGCTATTGGGTAATCTGAATTCATTTAAACATTACTATTATTTAGGTAGTGAATCACAAATATATAAAGACGTTAACTATTGGGTCAGCGAAATTAATAATGTAGATAATAAATTATTAACCAATACACTGGTGCAAAATCTGGGGACAATATCGACTGGGATTACCTCTCCTAGCTATGGCTACATACAAGCAAAAATTTCTTGCGAAACAGAAAATACGGTTATTAATAATATTAAAAAATCTATAACAACATTTGATTTAGCTGTGTATTTAAATGGAGTTAGAATAGCAGATTTGCCATCTGGCAAATTAAATGAAGCTGTTGAGTGGAATTTTTTAAGTGGCATAAATGATCTTGTGATAACATACAATAAACCGAATACTGGGGCCGTTTCTTTTACATTAACAGACGGAACAGACTTATCTAGTTATGGTTCTATATTTACAGATTACTTTTTCTATTTAAATAGTTTTGATTTTAGGAATAGAAACATGAATGATAATCTATACTTTACTATAGATAATCCTTTTGGAAGAAAAGAAATAATAACATCTGCTCCTATAAATGGTTTGTCCAGATTTTCTTATTTGTCAAACAAAGCAACCGCTCCTTCGAGCATAAGATATAGAATAGATTTAACTAGATTTGAGAATCCTTTTGCTAGTCCAAAAGTTGATTTTTTAAAAATAAAATTTAAACACAAAGACCTATAGCCAATACCGGAGCAACACTATGCCAACGACCTACGCAAGCAAAGCTAAAAACAAATTATTCCAACCATTCTTTAATAGATTTAGACAGACGTACAGAGGATACAGAAACAGCATTGCTGAAAACAGGGAATTAAATTTTTTTTTGATAGATGTAAACAAGATAAATAATTCATTATCAGATACAGAAACAGCCATTGATAACATTGAAAATAATTTTATAGGAAAATTAAATAATCTATCAGAGTATGATATATCCAATGATGGCCTATCTTATGATTTAACTCCAATAAAAGTTTACTATAAAGACATGAGTGGTTTAAATACTGCATCAGAAAAGAACTTAGTTTTAAGCAAAGCCAACAGGTTGTCAGCGGTGCTTTCAAGAATTGAAAAAAAAGTAATTAGATTAGAGAACGGTAGATAAAATGGCAGACATAATGAACACCAAAAAGAGGAACATCCAATATGGTGGTCCGGTAGATAGCAACGATTATAATTCTAGGATAGAAGAAAATTACCAAGACCTTCTGTATCTTTATAATAAAGCGAATGTTATCGACGCGAGATTAGAGCAGGCTTTTGAAAGAGTTTTGAAAGACCAATCTATGCTAGCCAACGCCGTAGATGATTTAAGCGATAGAATATCTGCACTTGAAGCTGGCGGAGGGAAGACATCTATACATTCATTCAATCAAATAGAATACAGCAAGTTCAACGGTACAGATTTCTCCATAGGACCAACCGAGTTGCTCACTGTTGACCCACACTATAATGTTATTACACTGCCAAAAGTACCTAATGCTTCAAGTTCAAAAATAAAATTTTATAACTCTTCAGTTGGTCAAGTTATATCTGACTTGTTTAAAACAAACATAGAGAATAACTTAGGCGGCGTAGATACACCTGGGGCCATTGTTAATACAACCCCAATCTATAATGCTATTTTAGATGATCCAACTAAGATCTGGAGTAGAACTATTGTTGCTGACAGTAATGCATTAGGCGCAGCTCAGTTAACTTTCTACTGCAAAATATCTGCAGAGTTCACTGGGTCATTAAAAACAAACTGCATAAAGCTAAACCCTTATCCAATGCATTCTGTTAATGTTTATTCTATAGAATACACAAACAAGGTGAACCCAACCTTAACATCTGCGGATGGTTGGACTCCACTTAATTTCAGTTCTTTGTATGATGGAGAAGTTGAAGCTATCGGCAATGTTCCCCCTGGAGCTTGGGTGGTAGATGGCTCTGACGAGATCACGAATTCTGGTCCGCTATGCTTCTACTTCCCAGATTTAGACATGACCGCCGTAAGAGTTGTATTGCGCCAACAAAATTACTTTAAAGAGCTGAACAAATATGTATATACATATGGCTTGTCAGACCTGGACATAAGGTACGATAAGTTTGCTTCTTCTGGAAAAACAATAATTAACTTTAAGGCTCCAGTTGGCAAACTCATAAGCTCAATAAACAGTGTTGATCCCGTTATATATAACGTCCCTAGATCGTTAATGTCTCAGGCTTTCTCGTATAGGGTAATCTATCCTTTTGACGGCGGTAACGAGCTTATAGACGCCGCTTATAGCACATCTAACCCCGGTGCCTCAACAGAGGTGTGGATAGAGATCACTCTTAATATTCTTGAGGATAAAACAGCTCCAGTATTGTCAGATCTGATTATCGATTATGATACTTTGGATGAAGCTTAATTTTTATTTTTGAAATAAAAGTTCGAAAAATCATATACAATTTTACTATATAGGCATCAAGTTTCTATAAGGAGATTACATAATGGCTACATTTTACGTTGGTCCAAGACCTGTTTTGAGAGGCCAAAACACCAATGATATGGTGAATCCATATTACACTCTCACCGGCAAAGCAAAAGGCAAAGGCACATACTCGTACTACCCACTGTACAATACAAGCCAATTGCTTACAGGCGCACCAGATAATGCGTATATCCCCGGAACTGGAGCTCGTCCTGGTAACGTTCTTATGTCACAACTGTTCACCGGCTCAACACTTTATGCTGGCACAACACCTTTGGCCGGAACATTCGCAGACGGCACAGCAACATACGAAGGTGCAAGATACCGCCCACTTGAATACAGAGGCATCGCGGGAGCAAGAGCTCTTAATGGCGGCCACGCTAAGAGAAGCCTGTACTACGGCTCCTATAGTAACTTCATATTCGACGGCGTTGCAGCAGCAGAAGTTATGCCAGCAGGTTATGGTCATGGCCCAAGAACTGAAGCACAAGGTGCGCCAGCATCGTTTGGTTTGTTCAGACCGTTTGATGCCCAAGGTGTTGCTAGCACAAAAGTATTCACCGCTAATTATGGGCAAGCTAACGATACCACAATTTACGGTAGAGCACATCCAAAAGAATACAAAGGTGTTCCATCAGCAAAAGCATTGTAATAAAATCGAATAACATAGCATGAGCCGCACGGCTACTGTGGTATAATCAGTATCACGGAAACCGACGCTCACTAGTGCGTAAGGATCATCCCGCTCTTTCGAGCGGGATGATCTTTTTATACGGTTCTTTTATGAGTTTTAGTAGTTTTATAAAGGATTATAAATGTCTTTAGATATTCTAGAAAAAGTTATTCAGGAAGACACCATACCGTTGGAGGTCGCAGAAAAATATTTAAACATATTTTTAGGTCCAACAGATTGGAAAAAAAATATAAATAAACTCTGGGAAATATCAGGATCAAAATCTAAAGACGTAGATTCAAGAAAAGCTTTCATGAAAAGAGCTATCAGCTGTGCAGTGCTACTTCCTTACACTGAAAAAAGCCAAGTCCCATCTCCCCCAGAAAATCTTTTATTTTGGTGTACAGCTTGGGTTCAGTTTAATGAAAAAGACTGGTTTGATATTTTTAAAAAAGTTGTTAAAGAAGATATTGAGATAGCAAAGAATAGGAATAAGGCAATACTATTAGGAGTCATAGATCCAATAGATATATCTCCCTTGGGTAGACAAGCATTTAATTGGCTTTATGAAAAAGCTAGAGAAAATGAAGACTTAGAAACTCTTAGTGTAGAGGGGCTAAAGATTAAGTTGTCAAACATCGTTAAGTCCTACGGCGGTGCTGTGGTCTGCAATATGTTTGTTAATCATAAGAAAAATATTAATAATGTTTTTAATTGGAGAAGTGGTTATTTCTTTGAAAGAGAAATACACAAGGTATACTCTTTACAGGATATTCTGAAAATTAAAAACACAGAGATTGAAAAAACAAATTCTAAATATATAAAAAAAATTAGCAATTAGGAGCGCAGATGCCAGACGAAATTGAAAACGGTAACCCAGATTTAACCCCTATCCCGAATAAAATATCATCAATGTTTTCTTTTAAGTTAACAGACGATTTTGTATCAGGATATAAAAACGCTATTGCTCCTTTTGGGTATAGGGACGCGGGCGGTAACTCAGTTGGGGAAATAACATTCTTGCGCACGTACTCTAGATTGAAAGAGGATGGCACAAAAGAGTCTTGGTCTGACGTTTGCGAGCGCGTAATAAATGGAATGTATTCTCTTCAAAAAGATCATTGCAAGAAAAACCGTTTGCCTTGGAACGACGCCAAGGCACAAGCTTCGGCTAAAGAAGCTTTCGATAGACTATTTAATCTTAAGTGGACGCCCCCTGGTCGAGGACTGTGGGCAATGGGTACAAACATTGTTAACGTACAAAAAAACTCTGCAGCACTGCAGAACTGTGCGTTTGTTTCTACTGGCGAAATGAACAAGTTTAACCCAGCAAAACCTTTTGCATTCTTGATGGAAGCATCAATGCTTGGCGTTGGCGTTGGGTTTGACAATAAAGGTGCAGATAAAGATTTTATTATATATGAACCGAAAAAGAATGAGGCATCAAGTGCTGTTGTTATTGCAGACACAAGAGAAGGCTGGGTTGATTCAACAGCCGCACTGTTGAACTCATATCTTAAACCAGATCAAGAAGCTATTGGGTTTGATTACACATCCATAAGACCAGCTGGTACCCCAATCAAAACTTTTGGTGGTGTAGCTGCAGGCCATGAGCCACTAGAGAAGCTCCATGATCACATTAGAAGAATGTTTGATGGTCGCAAAGGCGAAAAGCTTACCCGCACAGATATAGCAGACATAGGTAATGTTATTGGCGTATGCGTGGTGTCTGGCAACGTACGTCGTTCCGCAGAGCTTTTAATTGGGCGTTTAGATGATGAAGAATTTTTGAATTTGAAGAATCCAGAACGTTTTCCAGAACGTAACTCCTACAATCCAAGTAATCCTGGTTGGGGTTGGATGTCAAATAATTCTGTAGAAACTGCAGTTGGGGCAGACCTATCTAGTATTGTTGAGGGGATTTCTCTCAATGGTGAACCAGGAGTTATTTGGCTAGATATGTCTCGCAAGTATGGTAGATTGGCTGATCCACCAAACAACAAAGACCACAGAGTAGCAGGGTACAACCCCTGCGCAGAACAGTCCCTAGAGTCATACGAGTGCTGTACACTTGTTGAGACCTATCTAAACCGACACGACAATCTTGAAGACTACAAGCGTACATTAAAGTTTGCCTATCTCTATGCTAAGACGGTCACCCTTCTTCCTACTCACTGGGAAGAAACAAACGCTATCATGCAACGTAATCGTCGCATAGGTGCGTCTATGTCTGGCGTAGCAAACTTCGCAGACAGAGTTGGTGTTCCAGCCTTGCGTGATTGGATGGACCAGGGGTACAAAACAGTGCAGCGTTACGACAACGTATATTCAGAATGGCTTGGCATTCGTGAATCGATTAAGATGACGACCATTAAGCCTTCCGGTACGGTTTCCATTCTTGCTGGTGAGTCTCCTGGAGTTCACTGGACCCCGGGTGGAAAGTTCTTTAATAGAACAATTAGATTCTCTAGTGATGACCCGATGCTGCCACTGTTTAAGATGGCTAACTATAGAGTCGAACCAGCATCTGAATCACCTGAAACAACTTCGGTAGTTTACTTCCCGATTAAATCAAGTGCGGCAAGAGCAGAGCGTGACGTAACAATTTTTGAAAAGATGTCGCTTGCAGCAACAGCACAGCGATACTGGTCAGACAATTCTGTTTCCGTAACTATATCTTTTGATAAAGATAAAGAAGCTCAGCATGTGGGGACAGTTCTCCATATGTATGATGGACAGCTAAAAACTGTTTCCTTCTTGCCGAGTGGTAATGACACCTATCCCCAGATGCCTTACACTCAAATAACAGAAGAGGAGTACATAGAAGCAGGATTAAAACTATTCCCAATAGATTTAACTGGCGTATATGCAGGTATGGCAGCAGATGCTATAGGCGAAAGATATTGCACTACAGATGCGTGTGAAATTAAATTCATAAAGGATAACACTAAATAATAATCTGGTGATATAATATATCTATGAATTTAAAAAATACAATTCAAGTTCTCGATAAGGGTTATGTAAGACTTGTTGATACAATGGGTAGCGATTTATCTGTTGTCAACGCAGCTCGCGCTTCTTTTGCTAAAGAATCTTTAGAGCTGGACAAAAAAGATGTACAGCTTATAGATTTTTTAATTAGAGAAAATCACATGTCCCCTTTCAGACACGCCTTTGCAACGTTCGAATTTAAAGCTCCTCTGATGGTGGCCCGTCAACATTGGAAATATGTTGTTGGCTCTGACCACACTATGGATTCTTGGAATGAATCTTCTAGAAGATATGTAACAATTGAACCAGAGTTTTATGTGCCAAACTTAGATGAATGGCGTTTAGCTCCAGACAATAAGAAGCAGGGCTCAGGCGGTCCTATAGGCCCTTGGATCGGCTCTGTGTTGACTGACGAGCTAAATAGATACATAGAACAGGGCGAGGCATTGTATGCAATGGCGATGGATAATGGCGTAGCTGCGGAGCAAGCAAGATTATTTTTGCCAGCCTATGGCATGTATGTTATATATAGGTGGACTTGTAGTTTGCAATCTGTTGCCCTATTTTTGAATCAAAGATTAGACCAAGGTTCACAGGTAGAGATTAGAGATTATGCTAGAGCTGTGTTATCGTTGATACAGCCAGAGTTCCCTGTTAGCATTGGTGGATTGGTGGATATTAGAAATGTTTAAAGATTTGTTTTTTTGTATTATTTTTTCTGTATTAATTAATTGGAGCATGGGTATGCAGATACTAAATCAGGTATCAAAAAATAAAAATGTAAAAATTATTTCAAGCGCAGTAGCACTCATGTCAGCATTTGCTGCTGGTTATATAATTATATTAGGTTTATAATGCCAGCTTCTAAGTTAAATTATATTGTTGTTTATAAAAATCATAGCCAAGTTTATGGCTGCTCTAATCCTAAGATAGCTTTAGAGTCATCTCCACCAGAGGGGTTGACGGAAGAAGATAAGAATATATTTTTTGTGACCTTTGAACCAGATTCAGATAACATTTGTCTATATAAATATTCTGGTTCGCATTCTGAATTAGGCGGGTATGATATAGATGACAAGCCAGAGAAACCAAAAAGAGCAGCAAAAAAAGAAGCATAATAATATGGCTAAGAAACAAATAGATAAAAAAAAGATTAATATTAAGCTTTTGTCTGGACAAACTTATCTAGTACTAGACGCTGCGCAAATGTTCCAGGTGTCAACAGCTTTGATACACCTAGCTTCAACTATCAAAGACGATAAAGAACGTTTAGAGATTTTAAAGATCAGCGAAGAAGCCACTAAAGCAATTGCCGAGAACAAGTACACGGGAGATGTAAACGATGAAGACGAGTGGTAATATGAAGCCATTCATATTGGGTTTATTGACTGTCGCCGCTGCATCTTGTTTTTTCAGTAGGCAAAGTATAAAGCAGATCCAAAATAAAACTTCCCTTGATCAATATAAAAATAGGTTAAAAGAATTCTTTTTAGAAGAAGATGTGAATAGAAAAATGCAAAGCATGTGTGAGTTCATGGATCACGGAATAAACGCAGAAGATGCCTTTGCAATGGTCATACAAGAATCAAATATAGAAAGATTTTAAAATGATAGATTTATGTGTAGTCAACTACAATACTAGACCAATGCTCCAAAGATTTCTCGACACACTACACAGCGATGTCGCCGGGACTGATCAAGTTTGGCACTTAAACATATGTGATAATGGTTCGTCTGACGATAGCTGGGATTGGTTAGAGTCTAATATAAATAAGTATTATATTACTAGAGCCTGGAAGAATGGAAACGTAGGATACTCCGCGGCCTGTAATATGATGGCAAAGCATTCTTTCTCTGATATAATTTGTCTGCTTAATGCTGATGTTTGGATGACAACTAGCGATCTAATTAAAGTGCAAAAAATATTCGACGATAATCCAGACATACATGTTCTAGGCCCAAAGCAAAGAGATGAGGATGGGCTCATAGTGCATGCTGGAATAGTCGGGACTAACACAGCACCAAAGCATCGTGGCTGGAGACAAAGCGATCCTGAAGATACACTCTATAAAGATAGGGTTAACTGTGTCACGGTTTCTGGTTCAGCTTACTTCGTAAGAAGAGAAGTGTGGAATGCAATGGCTAATAATGAAAAGTATAGACAAATGTACCCCGATGCAGAGGGGGCCTTTCTGCCAACGCCTCATTATTATGAGGAAACTTGGTGCTCATATTTTGCTCGTCACCTCGGGTACAACGTAGTGTATGATGGTAGCGTATCGATAGGTCACAGCTGGCATGCATCATCACCCAAACCAGGTGAGGGATATAGTCATGCGGACGCGCAGTTCACAGTAAGCCAAAAAATATTTCGCAACGCATGCGATTTCATAGGAATAGAAAGAGATTAATATGTCAGATAAGTTCAATGTTTACCTTTACAATGCAGAAGTGGTTAAAATAGTTGATGGAGATACGTTCAAGATTAATATAGATCTTGGTTTTGAAGTCCACATTGGGCCAAAGAGCGTTAGACTGTATGGCGTTAACACACCAGAAAGCCGCACCACAAATTTGGAAGAAAAGAAGATGGGACTCGCTGCGAAAGAGTTTACCGATCAATGGATCAAAAAAGCTAATAATAAAGTAAAGATAGAAACAATTCTTGACAAGAATGAAAAGTATGGAAGAATTCTTGCTAGAGTATGGAATGAAGCTGGTGAATGTCTTAACACTGAAATTGTTAAAGCTGGTTTAGCTAGAGAATATTTTGGCGTAGGCGATAAAACTTTTCAGGAATTTAAGAAGGCGTAATGCAAACATTCTTACCATATCCAGATCTTAAGGAATCAGTTCGGGTATTAGATTACCGTAGACTTGGAAAGCAACGAGTAGAAACTTTCCAAGTCTTGAACATTTTGCTTGATAGGACCCCTACAAAGGGATGGCGTAATCATCCAGTCACACTAATGTGGGCTGGGTACGAGCCGGCTTTGCAGCTGTATCAAAATTACACTATTCAAGAATGGATAGACAGAGGTTATAAAAATACAATGCAATATGAAGAAGTGAATCCTAATTCAGTGGTGATGCCACCGTGGTTTGGTCTAGAAGAATTTCATCGTTCTCACAGATCTAATTTATTGCGTAAAGATTATGGATACTATTCTCAATATTTTGATGAAGATCCAACACTAGAGTATTATTGGCCAACGGAGAAGTACAATGCAGCACTTGGGTGACGGTATTTATTACCTTGAAGATTTTTTTCCTTTACATAAACAATTAAAAAAAGAAGTAGAGATAGAGTGTGACAAGGTTGCTTTCTTAGATGATGAAAATAAAGAAATACCTTATGACATTAAAGATAAGTCTGGTTATTTTTTAATTAAAAATATATCTCCGTTATCTAATCTAATATTAGAATTAAATTCTTTGATTCAATCAAAAATTGAATTATTTTTAAATAAGAAACTTATAAGCCAATGGAAAAACACAGAAAATGTTGGCGTAATAGGCCGTTACCCAATCGGTGGATCAATGCCAGATCATCAAGATAGAGTATATTCAAGCGATGAATATTATTTTTATTCATCTGTTTATTATATAAATGAAAATTATAAAGGTGGTAGACTTTTTTTTCCAGAAAAAAATATAGGGGTAAATCCAAAAGAAAATTCTGTAGTATTGCTACCTTCGCATCTAATGCATAGGTCAGAGGAAATAGTAGATGGTCAAAAAATAATCTCAGCAACTTTTTTTAAGGAAATAGAAAATGCAAACTAAGGTATTTTTGTCGGGCGCGATAGAAGGGGTTGGGATATTTGCACACGGCTGGAGAAATAAAGCCGTGGAATTATTAGCCGATAGAGGTTTTGAAGCTGTTAATCCGATGGACTACGCCTTGGAAGAAACGGACTGCGAACCAAAAGAGATAGTAGATAAGAATATGTTTTTGCAAAAAAGTTGTGACATACTCTTAGTTGAATACACAATACCCAATAGAGCTTATATAGGTACAGATTTTGAAATAACTTGGGCACATTTAAACAATCAACCAGTTATCGTTTTTGCTGATGAATCTTATAGATCAAGAGTTTATCTTAATTTTTTGTCAACAAAGTTAGTTACTTCTTTAGAAGAAGCAGTAGAATACATAGCTAAAACTTACCCTAAGGAGAAGTAAGTGATTGATTTTGGAAATGAAAATATATTTGTTGGCATTCCAGCGTATAATGAAAGATATATATTACATACAATAGAAAACCTTTATGCAAAAGCTGAGTTCCCAGAAAATATTTACGTCGGCATTTTTAACCAAAAAAGTCCAGAGTTTGAATTCGAAGATTTTTCTAAATATAAAAATGTAAAAGTAATTAATGCATGGCATGAGTACCCCTTGGGGGTTAGTTACGCTAGGTTGTCAGCTGCAAAAATGTTTTGTGGAGAAAAATATTTTTTACAGGTAGACGCTCACACAGTTTTTTGTCCTAATTGGGATACGCTTTTAATCGGCTATTATTCAAAGTTATCTACTATAGTTGATAAGCCTATGTTGTCACAGTGCGCGGCACCGTTGCATGCGGGGATATATCAAGACCCCGATGCCTATGAAAAATTTACATCAACATTTGTTCCGGCGAAAAGCCAACCACTTAGGGTGACCAGTCAGTTGGACACACAGCCTGATTTTTCTAGAGAAAATGAAAAAAGAGTTTTAGATATATTTTTAGAACATTATTCACACATGGGTGGTTATATGTTTACAACAAGCAATTTTTTGTATGAAGTATCATACCCCCCAAACCTTATATATGAATTTGATCAGGAGTTAACGGCATTTAGATCTGTTACTAGAGGGTATAGAATCTTTTCTAGTGACTTTGTCCCTGTTGCTAGTATGGGGAAAAATCCCATTGATGGTTTTGATGAAAAAAAATATCCTAAAGATTTAAGATTTGTTATGGAGACTGAAAATTTTTTCAAAGAAAAAGCTTGGAAGAGATATCGAGAGCCTCATGAATTTTATGATTATTTTTTAGGAATTAAATTTGGTTTTCTTGGAGCTCCAGATAAACGCTCATATGATGAATTTGTTAATCGATCTGGTTTGGATTATAGAAAGTTGACAAACAACGGCGCTTTATTGAAGTCCGAAAAAAGAACGGCCCCGGGGAAATAATAGGTTGCACTTTTGGGTTAAAAGTGATATACTAATTTTGTTACATTAAATGGCAAATGCCACTAAAAAAAGGAATACAATGGCTGAAAATAAATTTAAGTATTTTACAGTTACAACCACATCAATTGTTAAAGCCTCAAACATGACAGAGGCAGAGAAGATTGCTAGCGGTAATCGTAGAACAGTATCTGGAGTATCCGGAGAGCTTCTTTTCAAGGATGTTGATGTTGAAAGAATTACAGCAGTAAAAGCTCGCGAACAATTAGAGGGTTAATAAATAGTTTTATCCATTTGAACAACGGCAGGCCCTCCCTGCCGTTGTTCTTCTTCTTATACAAGTGAGTAGAAATGTCACAACCAAAGATAATAGCCCAAATGGTGGGCCGAAATGAAGCCAATAAGTATCTTCCAGCAGTACTGGAAAGATTGAAGAGCCAAGTAGACGAAATTGTTTTTACGGACGACTGCTCTGACGATGATACTGTAGAGGTAGCGTCTAAATATGCCAATGTATATAAGACGCCTAAGCCCATGTTCACTACGCACGAAGGAAGACTGCGCAGATATGCTTGGTTAAATCTTGAAAACCATGCTACAGAAGGTGATTGGATTATCGCCATTGACTGCGACGAGATGCTATATGATTCTTCTGATATAACTAAAACTGATGTTAGACAAATTTTAAATTCATCAGAAAAAGATGTAGTTAATGTTAGGTTTTATCATATGTGGAATGATACTCAGTATAGAGTTGATAAGCTTTGGGCGCCCAACAACAGTAGCAGAATATTTAGATTTATGTCCGGTGCTACTTTTAGAGATAGAGCACTAGCTTGTGGGTCTGAACCAACATATGTTACAGATCTAATAAATCAAAGAAATTACTTTGTTAACTCAAACCTAATCATGCAGCATTTAGGTTACATAAAAGATGAAGACAAGCAATCAAAGTATGAAAGATATTCAACAATAGATGGTGGAGAGTTCCACGCGTTAAACCATATTAATTCAATCGTAGACCCAAATCCAGTTTTAATTAACTGGGGAAACTTTGGGATTTAAGGAGTACAAATGAAAAATCAAATACAAGCTTCAATAGAATTAACCAAGTTGATGAACTCAAAGGAAAAGTTTGCCTTCTTAAATATAGCAAAGTCTTCAATAGTTTCTTTAAGCAAGAAAAATGCGGATGGTACACCTTCTCGTTTTAATAAAGAGATTATTAGATCGATTAATCTTTCTGATAACAGAATCATAAAGAGCATACCAGAATCACTTGTTGAAGAAGTAGTTGCCTCAAAGCATTCGGGCATTGGTTTAGTTGATGACGGCAAGTTCTATAGCCCTAATCTTTTTGAGTACTACTACGAAAATAATAGAGAAGTATATAACTCAATTTTTAATTTTTATATTAAGAACACCAATACTGCGGTTGTATCTTTTCATGATAAAAAAACTATATATAAATTTATGGGATTTAAAACTAATGTAATTAGCGTTCCTTTTAATAATTACTTTTCTAGATTAGAAGATACGTTTCAAAAAATTGCTGCCCTAGAAGGAAAGATAGATTATTGTATTTTAGATTGCTCTTCTTTGGGGTTAGCTCTGTCGAATTCAATTTGGAACAAACTAAACATGTCGATTATAGATTTGGGTAAAACTATTAGTTATTCAAAAACATATAACACGGCTGAGTGAAATGCATGGAAAAAAAATAGATAAAGATCAGGACGATATTGATTTTCTAAAAGATCTATTGTTGGAAACCTCTTTATCTATTTCTGAAATAGCGAAAGAATTAGGCTGGACTATACCACAAGTAAATAAGAAAATTAATTCTATTGGCTTGACATGGTTAAAGGACAGTAGAAAAAAAATGTCTAGAGGCCAAACTGCACTAACTGCAGCAATGCAAAAACTCCTTCCAGGGGAAAAGATTATAAACGAATATCATATAGGTGATAAGTTAAAGTTAGATGTTTATTGCCCTAAGTATGAGATAGCCGCAGAGTTCCATGGAAGACAGCATTATTATTATACGAGTAGATTTTTTGAATCTAAGTATGATTTTGAAGAAGCTATTAAGAGAGATGAAAAAAAAGAACAGTGGTGTGTAGATAATGGTGTGGCATTGATTGTCTTCCGCTATAATGATAGCTTAACAGAGCAAGCAGTATTCGACAGATTGCTTGAGGCCATTAGGTCAAATCCCTATAAGCCTAAAGAAAAGAAGAAGAATACTGTGGCGTCCTCCGAAGCTTACAGAAGTATTAAAAAGAAAAATTCGGAGTACAAAAAAAAGATTTACCGATCCATAAAAGAGAAAAAGAAACAATGACACAGGCAAATGAAAAGGTAGAAGATAACATTCCACTGGAGTACCAGATTTTTGCTTTGTCTTTTAGAAAAAATGGAGCGATTAATTACTTTAAAGAAAATCTTCCAGAAGAAATTGTTGGTTCCATTCATGGGGAAAAAGGAATAAATGAATTTTATAAGGCTCTTCTGGCTTTCGAGAACGCTACACAGCTTGATATTGTTGACCCAATAGCATTTAAGTCTTGGCTACAAACGGAAACAGATATACACGAAGCTCTTGGTGGTAACACTGGAGTGGGTGTTATGATTGATCTGTTGATGTCTGCTGAATTATCAACGGAAGAATCTGTTTCTGAATTAGTAAAATATAAAGCTAATAAAAGAAAACAGATTAACTATCTACAGGAACTTCAATCTATAATATCCCAAAAAGGACAAAAGACTGAAGATGATATATCCAGAATTCAAACTCTTACTTCTGAAATAAGAGAATTAGAAAATCAAATAAGATATAATCCACTAGATAAAATAACAACTGCTGACGAAATAGCTAGCAGAGTGGATTCGCTACTAGACATACCAAACTTTTTGCCCACTCAATTTAAAGCTCTTAATAGAGCTATGGGGTATACGGATGAGGGCGGCTTCTTTAGGGGCGCTGTGCACGCGGTCATCGCCGCATCGGGGAAAGGTAAGAGCACGTTTGTTAAGTGCTTAGCGAACAACTGGTTAGATAACGGTTATAGAGTTTTGTATGTAAATTTCGAAGAAGCCACTGGTCACTGGGAGAGAATCTTGATGACGCAGATAATAGAAAAGAATGTTTATTTAGAGTCATCAAAGTGGTCAGAGGAAGAAAAGAACAAGCACCTGAACACCTTTAAGGCCAGACTCGCTAAATGGGGTGATCGTCTTATGGTTAGACATGATCCGGATACTCCTTATTTTGAGGACTTAGAATTTTGGCTAAGAGATATAATCGGACAGAACATAAACATGCCAGACATAGTTATAATAGATACAATCCAATCTATGTTCACTAAAGGTGGGGGTAAGGGCAAGCCACGTTGGGGTGAGTTTGAGGAAATGATGGTTCGTTTAGAAAAACTTGCAAGAGATATGAACTGTGCTTTGATTATTACAGCGCAGGAAAATTCAAATAGAATGAAAGAAAAACGTGAAGTCGTCCAGCAGTCTGATACTGGCGGTTCCTTGGCGATCCAGCAAAAGTGCGCAGTAACAATATTTATTACAGAAAAAAGATTAGCAACAAACGATGAAACCGAAGACGAAAATATAATGCAGCTTCAGATTCCCAAGAATAGAATCACTGGTTCAGCGTTTTTATATGATCCACCTTTGGTCAAGTATGTTGATTATAAAAAAACCTACGAAGATTATGATCCAGTTACCGATAGCTCGTATACGTCTTCATCGTCTTTGTTAGACGACTTATTAAGTGGAAAGGATTTTCATTAATGGAACTTGTAACAGTGCAGTCCTTAAAAGATTTTCAGCTATGTGAACGACTATATGATTATAGGCACCAACAGAAGTTGCCAGAAAAAATATACGCAAGAGATATTCATACAGAAAAGTTTGAATCAACTATTAAAAGTATAATGTATTTTTTCTTTTTTAAGAAGCAGGGGGGGATCATCCCGTCTTATTCGTCTCTACTAAATAGATGGGAAAAGATTTGGTTCCCCAAAAATACTAACTCATATGATATTGTGACAGAGCAACACGAGACCGCTTATGGAAATACTGCTAGCTTAACTTCTAAGGCAGCGGGAATTCTATTAGCGTTCCACGAAACATATTCTGAATCTCCGTATATACCTGTGGCTATAAGCGAAGAGTACAACATGCCGATAGGTAAGTTAAACTTACAAGACAGTTTTGACATTATATTTTTTCATAAGAAACAATATTTTGTAACTAAATTTATATTTGGTTATAAGTTTAGCAATAGGGATTTGTATAGAACAGATTTCTGTACCTTATACAAGGCCTACCATAATAGGCACCCAGAAAGAATGGTGAACACTAAGTTTGGTTTTATAGATCCGTTGAGCCAAAATATAGGGTTTAATGAATTTCAAATAAGGAATGAAGATCTCCAGTATTATGATTACTGGTGCAATAAAATGCTAGAGACCGAAGTCTTGGTGCCTAAAAGAGGATTGATATCTTATTGTAAAAAATGTCCGTTTGATGAACCTTGTTCAAATTGGAATGACTGGAAGAAAGAAGATAAAAATGGGTAAAAGTATATTAGATGATATTCTTATAGAGGAGAAAAACGCTTCTTCAATGGGGAAAGAGAATGAAGTTCTTTCTACTCTGTTGGCTGAAATTAATCTTATTGTTGATGAGTCTATAAGATCTTTTGTTAGATCTATATTAATTAGGAATGATTTATTTTGGAAAATCCCATCAAGTTTTTCTGGCAAATATCATCCTTCAGACGAGCACGGCGAGGGCGGTAATGTTCTTCATACTAAAAGAGTAGTTAGAATAGCATCGTACATGAGCGAATCATATTCTCTTTCTCAGGAAGAGAAAGATATAGTTATAGCTGCATGCCTTCTTCATGATGTATGCAAGGGTGTGCATGAAGGCGAATCTGATGACTGTAGATATGATCCGATGCATCCTTATACGGTAGGAAAGTTTATTTCTTTTTGCCAAGAAAAAGATAAGAAGTTTGCTAGTGAATCAGAATCTTCTACTTTATTCTTATCAGAAGACATCGTTCAATCAATACTCAGATTGGTTAGATGTCATCTTGGTCCATGGTCACCGATACCAGAAACTTATCCAATAACTTATTTAGATTATATTGTTCATTTATCTGATAACATTGCTTCAAAAATACATTTGGTTATTGAAGATAGTGATTTGATAAATCCAAAATGGAGAAAAGATGGATCTGGAACAAAGAATTAAGAAAAGATATTTTTTAATTAAAAATATAGACAAGATAATAGCAGAATCTGTATACTACAGAAACAACAGCAAGAACATTGTAGAGACCGATAAAATAGTTATCGGCAATATCAATAACATTGAAAACAAAAAAGTTATCTTATGAAGATACCAAACGATAAAGAAAAATATTTAAACTCTTGGCAATTAGTTGAGACGGCTAGATACGTACCCTCCTTATCTCGAATTATAAGAGATAAAGATGGAGATAATCCTAGATTCATTTCTATATTTAGCATAGATAACTATAGAAAGCAACATAGCAACAACGGTTTATATACTTCTATTTGGCATTATAATTCCGAGGATATTGAAAAAGCTGTCAGACTAGGTTCTCTTTACTTTGACCTAGATAATAAAGACCCAAATATATCTTACGACGAATGCAAAAAGTTGGTTGAATACTTGGAGCAGTACGTCCCAGAAAAATCTTTGTTAGTCTATTTTACTGGCAAAAAAGGTTTTCACATAGAGTGTGAAGCCATAGCCCTGGGCATCAACCCGTCCAACGCACTACCTAACATATTCAGATACATAGCCACTAAGATTAAAAAAAATCTAAACATTGAATCGATAGACTTTAGCGTCTATGACCCCAGAAGAATGTGGCGCCTTGCTGGCAGCAAGCACCAGGAAACTGGGTTGTATAAAAATCTTATTCCTAAAGAAATACTTAATTCAGGGCTCGATGCCGTAGTTGATTTCTGCAAACTAGAAGCAGATAATCTTGTTGAAGATCAAGAGTTTAACCTAAAAGCAAATGAGTGGTTTAGGGAATTTACTTACGACATGGAACTAGATAAAGGTAGGTCTTCGAACTTCCTTGAGCATTTCAATAAGCATGGGTCGTCTGCTTTTAAGGAGATAAATTTAAATGAAAAAGAATTTACTCCAAAAGAACTATTAAAAAACTGCAGTGCTATCACAAGATTAATTGAGCAGGCGAAAACCAATAAGAAGTTAGAGCATGAAGCAAGATTGTTTCTCTGCTCGATACTTACCTATAATGAAGAATCAATAAAGTTTTTGTATAGTATACTTAGTCTGTGTGATGATTTTAATTATGAAAAATCCACAAGCCATATTAATGATTGGATAAAAAGAAGACAAATAGGCATAGGCGGCAGACCGTATACTTGCGACCGAGCTAATTCTGCTGGCGTTGGTTGTGGAGATTGTCATTTAGAAAAGAAGAAAAAATGGATTACTGTTGGCAATAAATATATCGAGAGCACTGAAGAGCTCTCACCATCACCAATAAGATTCGCGTATAAACAAAAAGGAGAAAAAAACAATGCCAGTTGAAAATGAAGATGATGTAATTGGAGTTTGCACTGAGTGTGAATCTGATCAGCCTATGGCCTATATGTACAAGAGTCCATTCGCCCAGGAAGGAAAAGTAGTCCCATGCAAGTACTGTGGGGGAGTTGTAGCAATTGTTTATAGGGAAGAAAGAGATAGTTCCATTAAAGATTCCAAAAATAAACGAGGAATTTAATTAATAAATTATAATGAAAAATTGGACCAACCTTCATAACCATACAGTCTTCTCTATGCTTGACGGGCACGGTAGAGTCGAAGAGTATCTAGAAAGAGCTAAGCTGCTAGGGATGACTGGCATAGCTACTACCGACCACGGTAACATACATTCTTGGCTAGATTTTTATGACGCTGGGAAAGCTGTTGGGGTCAAGCCAATATTGGGTTCTGAATTTTATCAAGCTAGAAAAACTAGATTTGATAGAGATGAAGAGGAAAGATCTGGACCATCCAAAAATGAGTGGGAGCAAAGAGGGCCTTATCATATAACTATATTGGCAAAAAATAATATTGGGTATCATAATATTATTAAAATGTCTTCTGAATCATTTATAGATGGGTATTATGTTAAGCCTAGATTAGATCATGAGCTCATATCCATGCACTCAGAGGGCGTTATAGTGCTGTCTGGGTGTCTGAACGGTGAAGTATCTCAAGCCCTGCTTAGAAACGATTACAGCACGGCATTAAAGCATGCTGCCACCATGCAGTCAATAGTCGGCAAAGAGAACTATTTTATAGAAGTACAAAATCATGATTTAGATGAACAAAAGAAAATTATTCCAGATTTAATTAAGATAGCGAATACAATAGGCGCTAAGATAATCCCAACCGGAGACTGCCATTACGTGCATCAACATGACGCCAAGGCGCATGACATAATGCTATGCGTAGCAACTAACTCCAATATTAACACACCTAATAGATTTTCTTTTTCAGGTGACAAATTTTACCTTCAATCATACGAAGATATGGCTTCTGTATTTTCTGATGAATGGTTGAAGAACACCATGCATGTTAACGATATGATAGATGTTAACTTAAGCTTTGGAGAGATTCACTTCCCTGATTTCCCTATACCAACAAAAGAAAACTCAACTGAGTACTTTGAAAGATTAGCTTGGGATGGTTTGAAGAAAAGATATGGTGATCCTCTTCCACAAAATATAGTTGATAGAGCTAATCATGAAATAAAAGTAGTAAAAGAAATGGGATTTTCGGAATACTTCCTGGTAGTTTCTGATCTAGTTAAGTGGGCCAAGGATAACCATATAAGAGTTGGATGGGGTAGAGGATCTGCGGCTGGCAGCGTTTTGTCCTACGCATTTGATATCACCAATCTAGATCCAATTAGATTTGGTTTGATGTTTGAAAGATTTTTGGTTGAAGGAAGAAAGTCAATGCCCGATATTGACCTTGACTTTGACGATAGGCATAGAGATAGAGTTATCGAATATGCAAGAACTAAATATGGCGATGATAGAGTTGCACATATATGCACGTTCAATAGAACGGGTGCTAGACAATCTTTGCGCGACGCTGCCAGAGCTTTAGGCTATGATTTTATATCTGGAGACAAGATAGCAAAACTAGTTCCCGCCCCTATTCTAGGGGTCTCAAAAAACCTAGCAGAGTGCATGGAAGTTCAAGAGTTTAAAACAGAATACACTTTGAGTAGCGACTCAAAGCTTATAGTAGATACAGCTATCGGCTTAGAGGGTTTGGTCAGACAGACTGGCATACACGCAGCTGGCGTAGTGATATCCAAAGGTCCATTGACAGACTACCTGCCCGTGATGAAAAAAGGTGTTGATGCACCATTGGTTACGCAGTGGGACATGGGCAGAGTGGAACAATGCGGTCTGTTAAAAATTGACTTCTTAGGCTTAAGAAACCTTGGTGTTATAGATTCATGTTTAAAACTTATAGAAAAAAATACAAAAGAAGTCATCGACATAGAATTTATTCCACTAGACGACCCAAAAACTTATGAGGAATTATGCAAGGGGAACTCAGCTGGAGTGTTTCAATTAGAATCTTCTGGCATGAGACAGTTGATGGTTCAAATGCAGCCACAAAACATAGAAGACATAATGGCTTTGATATCACTGTATAGACCTGGCCCAATGGGATCTGGGATGGATAAGCTTTACATAGACAGAAAAAATGGGAAGTCCAGAGTATCATATGATCATCCTAAGCTTGAAAAAGTTTTGGGACCGTCACTTGGCATCATGCTATACCAGGAAGACGTACTTGGTGTTGCTAGAGAGCTTGCTGGGTTTAGTTCCGCTGAAGCAGACGACTTGCGTAAAGCCATTGGCAAAAAGCAGATGGACAAGATTTCTTTATTCAGAAAAAAGTTTGTAGAAGGCTGCGTAAAAGTTTCTGATATAACTGATGATAAAGCAAATAAGATATATTCAGACATCGAATACTTCGGCGGTTACGGTTTCAACAGAGCACACGCCGCAAGTTACGCGATGATCTCTTACACAACTGCATATCTAAAAGCTAATTATACAGTTGAGTATATGGCGGCTTTAATGACCTCAGTAGTTGGCAACAAGGACAAGCAGGCTTTGTATCTTTCCGACTGCAGAAAGTTAAACCTAGAAGTTCTTCCTCCTTCAGTAAATTATTCTGGGGTTGATTTTGAAGTAGTTAATACAAACTCTATAATTTTTGGTCTATCAGCTATAGATGGGATCGGCTTGTCTATCGCGGACTCCATAGTTAACTGCAGAGACCACGATAAGCCGTATACCTCTTTGTATGATTTCTATAGAAGATGTGATCCATCGGTGTTAAAGAAATCTACTTTAGAAAATTTAGGTTTTTCTGGAGCCTTAGATGAATTAGTTGAAGATCAGAACATGGAATTAAGTAGAAGAATAGAATTAGAAGTTCTAGAAAAAGAGAGAGAACAACTAGGAATTTATGTAACCAACCATCCAGTTCTTGGCATCTGGGATATACTTAAAAATCAAATCACTCACGAAGTTATAGATCTTTCAGATTGCCCTGGTGGAACAGCAGTCAAGGTTGGTGGCATTATAGTGTCGAACAAAAAGATGACCACTAAAAAAGGCCAAAAGATGTACAAGCTAGAGATAGAAGACATCAGCTCTAGCATAGAGGTTATAATCTTTCCTAAGAATGCAAAAGATATAAGTGACGATTATTTTAATTCTGGAGATATATTTGTAGTAAGTGCATTTCTAAACAGAGAAAATGACGATGAGAATTCTGTCGTTAAATTGTTTTATAATTCATCTGAAAAAATAGATTCTAAAATATTCTCCGGCGGCAAACCGATATCCCTAACTGTTAAAGACGGTTTGTCACAAGGCACCTTTGAAAAGATATATGATTTAGTTTCTAACAATAAAGGAAACAGACCAGTATTTTTAGAAATTATTGATAATAATCGAAAATTTGTTTACAAATTTGATATACTTGCATCAGGAAAAATTGTGGATTCTCTTAATAAAATATTAGAATTGGAGATATAAATGGCCCTGCCAGGAAGCTATAAGAACCCCGCAGAAAGACCGTGCTGGTCGTACTGCTCATCGTGCAGCAGATGCGCTGACAAAGGACGCTATACAGCGTGCAACGGGTGCAGTGGTAGATTTGACCCAAAGGGAATGATAGACATAAACAATGATGATTATTGCGATTGCAAGAATGGCAATCTTCGTTGGACACCTAAGAATGGTGGAAAAAGTTTTATAGTAAAATTTAAAAGCAATCCTTTTAAAGCAAAAGTAACATATGAAAAAAAATCAGAAGACGAACGAGATTGGGATTCATACGTTTCAGACATGAGAGAAAAGATGAATGACCCAACATGGAACCCTATAACAATAGTAGATGAGGACTAAATGCTTAAGAACGAAAATGGAAGAATGCTACTCAACGATGCACAGATCATAGAGTATGAAGCGCCACCTGGGTCTGACGAAACCTTTTTTCTCCAGCTTGGTATGGTGGGGTTTAATGCATCCAAGGCAGAGTTGCGTGATATATATGGCTTATTAAATTACTATTTTAACATAGATTCAATAAACAATACAGTTATATCTGTAGGATAGGAGAAAGTCATGCCTTGGCCTTATGTTGAAGGTGACTTTATGGAGATGGGCGAAACTGGATGGGTTTCAGTTGGACATGATAGATATGTCAATGTTAAAACCGGCCACACCATAGAACAAGATGGTAAAGAATACGACTCAAACGGATTGCTTGTCGCAGAGCACAACACGGAAGATTAATAAATGTCAATAACTATAAAAAAGATAGAAGACTTAGATCCACTGCAAAAGTTGTCACTCTTGGATTTTTCATACTCAAGAATAGATACATACATGCAGTGTCCATCTAAATACTTTTATTCTTATATACAAAAAGAACCTAGGTTATTCGGGGAAGCAGCAACGCTTCGGAAACATAGTACACGCAGTATTAGAAAAAGTAGTTGACAAAGAAAAGCCATTGGACCATCAAGAGATGGTTAATGAGTTTGAAATAAATAAAGAAAAGTTAGATCCAGATAATAAAATATCTCAAGAATTAATTTCTGTCGGAAGAAATCTTATAAACGAATTCTACGACCAAAATTTAGATACAACTTTTGATGTCTATGATAAAGAACATCCTTTTAATTTTATTATAGGCAACTATTCAATGATAGGCTACATAGATAGAATAGATGTTGTCGGTGATAGAGTTAATATAATTGACTATAAAACTGGCAAATGGGAAGTCACCCAAAAGGGAATTGCACAAAATCTACAGCTAGGAATTTATGCACTAGCTGCGTCGATAATGATGCCGGAAAAAGAAATCTACGCTGAGTTACACTACCTAAGATCTGGTAAAAGAAAAGGTCACCTATTTACCAAAGAAGATTTAGAAGATGTAAAGGTAAGATTATTATCTTTAATTAAAGATATAGTTAATGACAATTCTTTTGCAGCTACAAGTAACGTAAGAGCTTGCTCGTATTGTGACCACGCTAAGTCTGGCGAATGTGGGGTTGGTGTGTTTAGGAATAAGAAGAACCATTGGTCCGCGTAAAGCATTATTAGGTATACAAAAAACCCCCCGCTGGATATACCAACGGGGGGTTTCTAATTTAACTATTAGAAAGAAGCTTCAGAAGTTAGTTCGAAATCATTGCCGTCAAACTCAGTTACGAGCTTAATAGCTGTTTCGTGGTTAAAACCGTAGTTATTAACCAAGGCATCAATAGCCTCTTCATTAGCTGCTTGGTGCATGCTGTCCAATAGGTTTCTTGTTGTTACTGTTGTATTTGTCATAGTTGTATTCTACCTATTCCTTTGTGGTTTTGCAACTCAAAAGCTGCTTGTTTTTTACATTTATTTAAAGTATAATATACTTAGTGGATATAACACAGTAGAGGTTACATGGTTAAGAGCATTGTTGTCAAGTCAACGGACTTTTTTATTTCTAGATCAAAAATGAAAAACCATCCAAATTTTAAAAAGATTAATGGTAATAAAATTGCGGAAGAAATTATTTCTGACGAAATCAAAAAACCTTCAAGGACAGGTAACGCCTACAAGCACACCAAAACTGGATATAGAAAAGATATAGATTTAAATGTAAGGTCTAATTGGGAAGCTAACTTTGTGCGCATCCTAAATGCCTATAAAATTAAACATGAATTTGAACCTACTGTTTTTTCTTTTCCAATTAAAAAAGGAGTGAAAGGTTATACTCCGGATTTTTATTTATGTGCAACTGAAGAATGGGTTGAAATGAAAGGGTACCTAGATCCAAAGAGTAAAACAAAAATAAAAAGATTTAAAAGATATTATCCAAAAGAATTTGAGAAGTTCACCTGCATCATTAGCAAATACGCTAAAGACGCTGTTGAATTCTTAAACGAATTAGGTGTACCTAATATAGTTTACTACGAAGACATAAGATCAGAATACTCAGAAAATATAATTTACTGGGAAGGAAAATAATGGCCGCTTACAAAGAACAATATTATAATTTAGAAGAAAATGAAATGCAAGAGCTGATAGCTCAAGCCAAGTCGGGGAGTCATGCTGCGAAGCAAGAGCTGTTAAAAGTTTTTAATAATTTTTTAAGCAAATATGTGGCATTGATATACCATGGTAGATATAATCTAGCCGACTATGATATAAGAAGGTTTATTGGTTTGTTTGTTAAAAACCCTTTTACTCGTATGGCATTGATGAAAAATAAATTAGTAAAGAAAGATCATAAAGACGTATCAGAAATAATGGGCCGGCATAGTTTATATGGCAAAAAGATATGGAGACGAAGAAGACATACGTCAAACAATAGACACAACTTTTTTCCAATGTATAGCTAGGTATGAAAAAAAGGAATCAGCTAAAGGTCCAATACCTTTTAGCCGGATTTTTGTATAGCTATTTCTTTTATTTATTAAAGAAAAATGTTGATACTTTTTTAATAGATCAATTAGGCAGGAAGACATTCCCACTGATAGACGACGATGCTGACACTGACCCAGAAAGTGAAAATTTTCAAACAGGATTTAAAGCAGAGCCTAAAGAGTATTCCTTAGAGTCGATTTTGTCCGCAGAAGATATAGATGAAGCTTGGGTGGTCGGAGAAAATAATTTTCCTCCTTTCGATAAGTTGACAATACAGGAGAGGCAGCTGATAAAATGGAGGTACGTAGATGGTAAGAGGTCTAGCGATATATCTTTGAAGATCAACGAACACCCCAATACTGTTAGAGAGCATTTAAAAGAAATAAGAGAAAAAATAGTTTTAATAATTAAAAACGATGAAGAATTACAACCACTATTAAAACAATTCGGTTTAATTAAAAAGGACAAAAATGAATAATCAGAGTTTAGAAAAACTCCAACAACTACTTTCGGATTTTCTTGGACCACAAATCCAGGAAGTAATTAATTCTTATGTTGATGTAACAAAAAATAATAAGTACTTCATAGAGATACCGGACGAAGATACTGTTGACTTGGGCATTGAGAATATGGCTTCGCTTGTAGCTAAGACGTCTAACGTTTATGGTAGAGCAGCAAGATTCGCTGGCATGGCCCGAGCAAACTATAAAATAATGGAAGGCAAATACAAAAAGAAATACAAGTCTTCTAGAGTTGGGAAGAATGAGGCGGAGAGAGAAGCAGCCGCTATGGAGGCAGCAGAGGATGAATACTCAGCTCTGATTACGTGTGAAGCTGTCATGAGCCTAGCTGAATCAATGGAAAGTGCCGCTCGAATATCTTCAGAGTCAGCTAGAAAATTGATGGACAAAGTCCAATCCATGCAGATTGCTGCATCAAGAGAAAGTAAAGGTCATTATCTTGAAAGTGATTTTACTACCTACTAAAGGAGGCAATTATGTTTATAGGCCATTATAGAGCCGTTGATAAAGCTAAAGAATTTTATTCTAATAAAAGACAAAAATTAGATTTTCCTACTCAGGTTGAGTATAAAAAAGAAAGATACCTACTAGTATCTACTTACACAGTATCTGGTGGTAGCCAAGAAAATAACATCAAGAATAGAGCTATTGAGCTAGACATCCCTTACGATATTGAATTAGATTAATGAACTTTGAAGTTTTTTGCGACGGAGCTTCAAGGGGGCAGGGGCAAAAGAAAACTGGCGAAGCTGCATGCTCTGTGGTTGTATACAAAAATAGAAAAAAAATAGCACAGTTTTCTAGGGGGCTTGGCCCAAGAACAAACAATGAAGCTGAGTACGAGGCCGTTATAGCTGGTCTACTAATATCTGCAATGGCTGATTTAGCTGATCCTATTATTTATACTGATTCAGCTGTAGTCGCAAACCAAATAAATGGTAAATGGGAATGCAAAAATAAGTTGCTGCTACCTTTATTGATGACTATCGAAGAAATAAAATCAGAGTATAATTTCAGGGTTATCCAGGTTCCAAGATCTTTTGTTTGGGAACCCGATGCGCTGGCAAATGCTTTCTTAGATGAATTAGAAATTAGAAATCAAAAAATGCAATAATTTTCTGCTATACTTAGTGTATGAAAAAATTTGTTAACGACCAACCAATAATACTTGGCCTATCTGGTAAAGCTGGAAGTGGAAAAACTTCTGTAGCGGAATCAATAATCCCAAAAGGTTCAATGGAAACTGTAAAGTTTGGGATAAATTGGGATCATATTTTCTACGCTCTTCCACTCTACGAGATGGCTTCAATAAAGAAAAACATAGTAGGCCTTAATGAAGAATCAAGAAAGCTTTACTCCCTTCATGAAGTTCTATACGAGGTCTATGGCGGGTCATCAATAGGCAACATGCCGCACTACGATATTCTTATTGAAAAGGTAAAGCAGATTTACAATACTCCGATAGAAGAAGAGGGCTATAAGCCTAGAACATTTCTTCAAAAAGCTGGTGATATCTGTAGAGAATATGACGAAAATTGTTTTTCAAATTGGGCGATTATAAAAGCAAATAAAATGTATAGAAACTATTTGAAAAATCATGATGAAGACAACGTTAACCCTATGTGCGTTATAGTGTCTGATGTGCGTTATTTAAACGAAGCTAAGAATATTCTCAAGCAGCCTAACGGATTTGTTATTAGTTTTGATGCTGATAAAGAAGTTCTTGATGAGCGAATTTTAAAACGAGATGGTGCTATAATGAACAGTGAACAGTCTGGACATAGTTCGGAGATGGAAGCAGAAAAAGTTAAGCAAATAGCTTCTGCTATTATAGATACAAATGATATGAGTTTAGAACAACAAGTTGTGGCAACGCTAGAGTGCCTCGGAATAGGAATAAAAAATAATGCCTAAGATTAATAAAAGTGCTCAAGAATCATCCTCATTTGATTCTCCCATAGACAACGTAGTTAATTCTGTATCTGCAGACTTGGCAATTACGACTTCACCAGTCTTTATTTGTGGAGTAAATAGAAAAATAAACATTGGCAATTTTGAGAACATTGACGTCTATGCCGCAGTTACGATACCGCTGCCGAACGCGTCCTTTGAAGATAAAGAAGGTCTTAGATTGGCTATAGAAGACGCAGCTGCATACGGGTTTTCAGTTGTTTCCAAAGAAACTGGTGACAGATATTCTTTAATTAAAGAATCACAACAGGGCAACAAGTAAAAGCCAGTTGCAAATTACAATTATATAATATATAATATTACTATTATCATCACAAGACAAAAATAGAGGTTAAAATGTTTAAGAAAATAGCAACCAAAATAAAGCAAGCAATTTTTAAAGCACAAAAAATACAAGCAGATGGTCCTATGGCAAAGGCACAAGCAAAGATCATTGACGATCTTGTAGAGCAAGCAGATGCTGTAGCCGAAATAGCTAAAGATGCTGCTAAGAATATAGTCGCAGATGCAAAGAAGGAAGTCGCCAAAGCTGCAAAGAAGGCTACTACCACTAAGGCTAAGAAGGTTGGTCCCCGCCCAGAAGATGCCGCACGTGCAGCAGATTCAGCCCAGGCAAAAAAGGGTCGTCCAAAAAAGTCCGCTAAATAAATGTCTTTAGCTAAATTCAGAAAAATTTCTAAAGGTAACGCAGCTCCAGTTAAGGTTCTAGGAGAACCTCCATCGGATAAGCCAAAGAAAAAAAACAATGAGTAAAAAATACTTTAGTTTAAGTAATTTTCTTTGGAAAATAATATTTAAATTATCCGATATAACTGAAGCTTTGGAGAAGAGACAGAAAAAGTAATTGCTATGGGAATTGGTTCTGTAGATAATATTGTCGTAAACAATGACGTGTTGCCGGCCGGTGACATACAAGTCTTATTGGGACACATACTGCAATCGAATACTTCAAATGACCTAATGCCGAATGGCCCAGGTTGCGATTATTACCCAAACGGTGATCCTGTGACGGTCAAAACCGTACCATACTTCTCCGCGCCTGCAGATGTTAAACCAATTTTATTTAATTTGATTAATCAAGTTAAAGATAAACTTGAGTATAAATATGGACAAAGATTGGTTTGTGACCCCCAAATATGGGGTAGAATTTGGTCTATTGGAGATTTCCAAACCATGCATTCTGACAGCGAATATAATAATTCTGAATTATCTTTAGAAATAAACCATTCAGACCCACACTGGCACGGGCACATGCCTAGATTTTTATCTGATTATTCTTCTTTAGTCTATTTAAATGATGACTATGAGGGGGGGGAAATTGTGTTCCCAGAGTACGACTTAGCAATAAAGCCAAAGGCTGGAGAGGTTGTTACATTCCCAACAAATGCGATGTACTTACATGCTGTAAATCACGTAAAAAGCGGTACTAGATATAATATCGTTTTAAAATGGTTTAGAAAAACCACATTGATTGCTAACACAATGCCAAGAAATATAGCTATTGAAAATTTAGTTAAAACTTTTAAAGGGTAATTTAATTATGGTTATGAAAAAAAACATTTATATAGCTGGTCCTAGGATGGGTCAAAATAATTTTTTATATGGCGTGGAGTTAAAGAGCGCCCCAAAGCCTCGTAAATCTCCAAAGGTAAACAGTACTAAAAGTAGGAGGAAAAAATAATGGCTAAATCTGCTGCTTGGCAACGCAAAGAAGGCAAAAATCCTGCTGGCGGTTTGAACGCTAAGGGACGCGCCTCATACAAGGCTCAGACGGGTGGCACGCTAAAGCCACCAGTGTCGTCTAAGCAGGCTAAGAAGTCACCAAAGGCGGCAGCTCGACGTAAGTCGTTTTGCGCTCGCATGGGTGGTATGCCGGGGCCAATGAAAGATTCCAAAGGTCGTCCTACTCGCAAGGCTTTGTCTCTGCGTAAATGGGATTGTTAATAAATAAAACAACTAATCAAAATAGGAGAAAACAATGGCAATGAAAAAGCAACCAAAGAAGATGACAAAGGCACCGGCACCAGCAGCGAAAGCTGGGATGACCTCTGCCCAAAAGAAGCTTCCACCATTTATTCAGGCAGCTATAGCTAAAAAGAAAAAGAAATAATAAATTTACAAAAATAGGAGAATATTATGGCTATGAAAAAAAAGAGTGGAAAAGCAGACCCAGCAGCTGTTGCTTCTAAAAAGCAAAAAGTTACCGGAATGATACAAAAGGGTATGACTACCCCAATGTTTGACGGAAAAAAGAATCGTCCTAAGAAAAGCTCAAAATAGAGAAATGAAATAAATCAAGGATTATTATTACTATGTCTAAGTACGTACAAAACGTTATGCCTGTTGAAAAACAGGAACCGGTTAAGAGGACAGCGAAAAAAGCTGTCCCAAAAAAAGCTAGCAAAAAAACTAAGGAGAAATAAATCATGGCTATGAAGAAATCAAAAGGCAAGGGTGCTAGTGCGCCAGAACCAACCGCTTCAAGCGGTCAGATGAAGATGGCACAACGCCCAGTCAAAAACCCTGCAACCTTAAAGAATGTTGCAACCGGGGGTAAAGGTACAACAGCGCCAAAGCCAGCGGTAACATCGGGTCAGATGAAGATGGCACAACGCCCAATCAAAGTGCTCGGCAAGATCGGCACCAGCAAAGGCAAGAAGTAGTATTTAAACTATTACAACAACAGGTCTGTCTTGATTGATTGGCCTGTTGTTGTGTTTACAATAAGGTACGAGAGGAAAAATTATGAGTAAAGTTGCTTGGGATTATATAGTTCCAGTAGTACTACCTAAAGATCTTAAGGGCATTGAGCCTGGTAAGCTTCCTGCGCATCTCTTGCGCCCTATTGAAGCTGGTGGAAAAATGCACTGGCTTGCCGCCGCCGCTTACAATGCAATGGATGAGGCAGCAAAGGCTGAAGGCGTTGAGCTTAAGCCTACATCAGCAGGCGATACATATAGAAGTTATGAGAGTCAGCTTGCTGGCTTTAAACAAAGATACCAGCTTGAACCAGTAGTTGGAACTAGCACAAAGACTTTTGAAGGTAAGACATGGTATCTTAAAAAAGGCATGGCTATGTTGGCTACGCCTGGTAAGTCGCAGCATAATCTCGGCTTGGCGGTTGACATTGCTAATGCATCAGAACCAAAGCGCCTCAATTGGATGATTGCGAATGTAAAGAAGTTTGGTTTTTCATGGGAAGTTGTCCCTTCAGAGCCATGGCATCTTAGATATGTAAATGGAGATACACCTCCTCCAGCAGTAGCTGAGTGGATGGCAAAGAACAACTGGGAAAAACCAGCAGGTTCTGCTGCTCCAGCCGCAGGTGGTGGCAATGATATAGCGAAGCTTCAGGAAGCACTTAAGATAAAAGGATTTTACAAGGGTGAAATCAATGGTCAAAAAGATGCAGCAACAGATGCAGCCGTAAAAGCTTTTAAAATAGCGAATAAGCTCCCTGCCGATTCAGTTGCTGGACCAAAGGTCAAAGAATTGCTTGGAATTGCATGATATGGAGCAGATTACTGTTGCTCTCATTGGTGTTGTCGGTGTTATTATTGTTGCTCTTCTAGAAAAAAGTAGAAAAGAAAACAAAGAAGATCACGGCTACGTAAAAGATCATCTTACCAGAATAGAAGATAAGATCGATGGCCACATTGGCGACCACGCTTCTGCCCATGTTATAATGGATAATATCAAATTTAAAACTGGTGAATATGTAAAAGAAAGAAAGGCCAGAAGTGGCAGCAAAAAAATCAACCGATAAATGGATACAAGGTGCGATTAAAAGACCCGGTGCTTTTACAGCCAAGGCTAAGAAAGCTGGAAAATCTGTAGCCGGAATGGCATCAGCTGTTACCAAGAATCCAGATAAATACAGTCCGTTAACAGTCAAGCAGGCAAACCTTGCTAAAACTCTTAGAAAGATTAACAAGAAAAAATAATTATGAACTGCACAAATATAAATCATCACGTTGACAATGGAGATTCATGCAACCATGCTTCTTCTGCCTCCAATATGGGCCAGGGCCACAACCCTCACGATATGCACTGGCATATAAACAAAAATTCTTTTAAGGGCTGGGGGTTAAACTGTGTTTACTTCGCTCTTCACGCAGTTCAAATATACCTCATACTAAGGATATCGTAATGGCTGCAAAAAAAGTAGCCGTTTGGGACAGCCCGAGTCCAAGTAAGAAGCCAAAGAAGCTTTCGTCTAAGGCCAAGGCTTCAGCTAAAGCGTCTGCAAAAGCTGCTGGTCGCCCCTATCCAAACTTGATAGACAATATGAGAGCAGCGAAGAAAAAAAAGTAATTTGTGCTATAATGTAGCATGGAAAATAATGGTATGTTCGATGGCTTTATGCCAACCATCACTGATATTTCCATATCTAAACCTACAGCTTCTATAACTTCAAATGGAGATTTAGTAGACGTACATTGTGTTACAATTAAAACCCTTGAAAAAGAACATGTTTTTAGTATTGCTCCTGATAATTTGAGCAAAGTATTCTTTTTGATATTAAAGGTTTTGTCGTCTTAAAAATATTTTATGGGAATTTTTCTTTACGAGAATTTAGATGTTGGATATGTGCCTCCAACTCCAGCTACAC